GTCAGCATGCCGGCGCTACCTCCGGTCCCCTGTGGACGCCCGCCTCGACAGGAGCGAGGCAGGCGTCGGCCGCGAGGGGGCGCGACCGAGAGCACCCTACCCCGCGCGATCGTCCCCTTGCATCTTCACGACCCGCCCGCTACTATGTCCGTGTAGCAACGGAGACCGACATGACCGACGCCCGCCTCGACAGCATCCTCAGCAAGTTCGACAACCTGACCACCAGCGACGACCTCTGCACGGTGCTCTCTGTCCTCGCCGCGAGCCGCCCCACCGATGCGCAGTGGAGCCGGATCCAGCCGGCCGCCAAGGCGGCGCTCGACAGGATCAAGGCTGACCAGCCCGCGTGAATCGGGCCCGGATGATGTCGCAGTAGGCGGGCTCCATCTCGGCGCAGATGGAGGTCACGCCCTCGGCGTCCGCTGCGAGCAGGTCGGTGCCGGAGCCCCCGAACGGGTTGTAGACCGTGCCGCCCGGAGGGGTGACCAGGCGGGTGATCCAGCGCATCAGGCGGATCGGCTTGACTGTGGGGTGCGTGTTGCCCTCGCGCTCCGCGCCCGCTGGCTTGGGGCAGGCGTAGACGTTGGCGGGGAAGCGGCCGGCGGGGTGCCCCTCACTCACAGTACCGTCGCGCGCAGTCGCGCCCAGGAACTTGGCATTTTGAAACGAGGGGTTTGCCACCGGCTCAACCGCGCTACCTGGCCACGCCGGATCCCCCGGCGCGATCCGACACCCGTCCACGTTGATCCCACCGGTGCCCCACTTCAGGACGTTGGCGGCGACGGTGTCCTCGCTCAGCGGCTTGCGGCAGACGATGGCGGGCTCGATCGCGGGCTTGAGCGCGGTGCCCCAGCCGTCCCAGCGCTTGGCCTCGTCGGTGGCGGGCGCGGTAATTGCAACGTCACCCGTAGCGCTTCCGCCCACCCCTTGGGACATGAGCCCCCCTTTGGATGCTGAGAAGTCCTTCGTCCGCTTGGTGCCGATCACCTCACGCTCGGCCCCTGCCGCCTTGTCGATCGCCTTGCCGATGTCGAGGCTCTTGGGGAAGCCCTGGTAGTGGAGCCAGTTGAGGCTGTCGCGCACCTCGAAGCCGGCGTCCTCCAGGGCGCACACCATGCGGTGCTGGGTCCGCGTCCCGCAGAAGATGACCAGGTGACCGCCTGGCTTGAGCACGCGCAGCATGGCGTCGGCCCACTCTCGACCGGGCACGCCCGCGTCCCATGCCTTGCCCATGAACCCGGTGCGGGTCGACTGCATCGCGGCCAACTCGTCCCAGGTCCGGGCCCGACCGTCGGGGCTCAGACCATAGGGGGCGTCGCCGACGATGGCGTCCACGCTGTTCTCGTCCATGGCATTGGCCACGTCGATGCAGGACGCGCAGTGCAGCGTGTGCCGCCCGAGCACCAGCGACTCGCCCGCCTGGGTGATGACGGGCACCTCGTCGGGGATGTCGTCGCCCGCGTCCGGCGTCTCGGTGGTCGGCGTTGTCGTGCCGCCAGCCTGCTCCTCCTCGGTCGTCTCGGGCTGCTCAGCGAACAGGTCGTCCAACTCCTCCGGCGTCCAGCCCATGTCGGCCGCGACCTCGTCGGGCACGTCCTCGATCTGCGCCTCCAGGATCTCCCAGTCCCAGGTCGCGAGCTCCTGGAGCCGGTTGTCGCTCAGCGCCGCGGCGCGGAAGGCGGTCAGGTCGGCGAACTCGCGCCAGACGACCGGGACCAGTCCGGGGCGCGGGGCGCCGTCGATGACGTGCGGCCCGTCCTCCTCGGTCCGGGCGTGCCACCCGATGATCGCGCCGGCGTCGTCCAGGTCTGGGGCGTGCCGCTCCAGGAACAGCAGCGCCTTGCGCCGGAGGTGCCCCTTGGCGATCCAACTGTTCTCGGTCCACACGACGAGCGGCTGGTCGAAGCCGTTGCGCCAGATGACGCGCGCAGCTGCCTCGACGGCGTGGTCGTTGACGCGCGGGTTGTCGGGCCAGGGCACCAGCGACCCGAGCGGAGCCCAGACTGCGGAGGGCGTGAACATCGATTTGTCGACGTGCTTGCGCCAGTTCCGGACGGTCCCCTCGTTGAGGTCGATGCCGCGCCTCGCGAAGTGCAGGTGCGTCGCCTTGGCGCCCTCGCCGGTGCGCTGCATGTAGTCGATCGCCTGCTGCTTGTAGTCGCTCACGTTTGGCCTCCGCTACGCGCGCAGCACTGGGGGCTGCGTTCCGGTTCTGATAGCACAACGCGCGTAGGATCGGCCGCCGTGGCGGGTTCGCACGTAGGTCGAACCCGATTACAAGACGCGCGAACGCCCCGAGGGTTGCCCGGGGCGCTGCCTTCCTGGTCTTCTCCTCGGGTCCTACGCCGCAGAGATCGCAGGGTGAAGGGGTGCCCGGACTGGGGTGCCGGGGCGAGCGCGGCAGGAGTCCGCTCTCCGACCGCGCGGAAACTCAGGGCTCGGCGGGGTCCGCGGGGCCCATGCCGAGGGCGCGACCCATCAAGCGGCGCGCGTGCCCGTAGATCGGCGCCTCCTCGGGCGCGTCGCGTTCGATCGACACCGTGACCGCCTGCGGTCCATCGCCGACGGTGATCGTCGTCTTCATGCCCTCTCCTTGCTACATGAACTGTGTATCACGTCCGCGCGCCCCAGACCCGGGTGATCAGGTCGGCGCACTCGTGGATGTCGGCCCGGACGTGCTTCTCGATGTGGTCGAACCGGCCCTGGCAGGCCCAGCGATACACGTCGGCCCCGCTACCCTCGTCGGCGCGCTCGGGGATCCCCATGAAGTCGAGGATCTTGGGCAGACTGGTCCACCGGCGGCCCGTTCCAGCCCACGCGACCATCGTGTCCAGGATGCGATCCCCGACGATCCACGGCTTCTCGCCCGGGTCCGGCCAGGGCAGCCACGACCGGGCTCCGAGGTTGTACTTGATCGACCGCAAGGCCCAGACCGGCAAGTCGAACCCTGCGACGTTGTGCCCGGCGATCGTGAGGATGTTGGCGATCCGGCCCATGCCCTGGGCTTGCGCCTCGGCGGCGATCGCCTCCTGCAAGGCGACGAGCAAGTCGCGCTCAGTTGCATCCCACCCCGCACGGTCGGCCGGCAGCGCAGTCAGCACGGAGGACCGGACCTCGCCGAAGTCCCCGCCGACGGGTCGACCGCTGCGGTCCTGGAGCGCCGGGCGCAGGGAGAATCCCCACGCGACAACGCGGCACCGGGTCGGATCGACGGCCGTCTTCTGCCACGCCTCCCAGTCGTCCGAGGGGGTGGACGCCGTCGAGGGCCCAGAATCGTCCCCAGGCCACTCAGGCTGGCCGAACCAGGGCGAGGCCGGGTCTGGGCACGTCTCGAAGTCCACGACCAACAGGGGGCGCTGTAGGGGCTTCACGGGACACGCTCGCCGTAGACCTTGTCCCAAGTGCTCGCCAGCACCGGGCCGGGCCGCATGAGCGCGTCCCAATCCGCGTCGGTCAGCGGTTGGCACGCGCCCCAGGGCGCCCCGCAGCGGCAGCGGTAGCGGTCCACGTTGCGGCGCACAGCCTCGATCCGCGGCGTGACTCGGGCGGCCCGGTCGGGCGTGTGGATCACGGTGCGCGATGCGTTCTCGCGCGCTCGGTCGTTCCAGGGTTGGCGCTTCATGGGCAGTCCCTCGCGTAGTTGCGTTTGACGGCGATCCCGCCGTTCTCGGTCTCGAACACCTCGACGGAGCACGCCTTGTCGGCGCAGCGCCAGGCCCCGGGGAGGGGCTTCGCGCGCTCCAGCATGACCCCGAGGCCAGCGCCACCAGTAAGACCCAGGACCCAGCAGCACGCCATCACCACGAGCAGTCGGCCGCGGGTCACGACCGCTCCCGCTGGATCGGCTCGCCGCGCTTGAGCGCCCGGACGGCCCGCGCACCCTTGGGGGTCAGGCCCCAGACTCCGGCGCGCGGGGGCAGGTCTGCGACCCGGTCGGCACGCTTGCCCGAAAGCGACACGCGCGGGATCCGCTCCAGGTAGCCCTCGCCGGTCGCGACCCGAAGGCGGACCGCAGCGGCGCCGGGGGTGACATCGTCGGCCTGGAGCCAGGTCACCGCGATCAGGCCCTCGTTCTCCGATGCGAGCATCAGCGTCGACTCCAGCGCGGGGCTCGGCGGGATCGCCCGCTTGCCGGCCTCGACGAACACGGAGATCAGCGCGTCTCGGTCGTCGGGCTCCAGGGCGAGCAGCGTCGCCAGGGCGGCCTCGACCTCGGGGGAGGCTTCGCGGCCGGTCAGGATCCAGTGCGGCGAGCAGTCGAGGATCTCGCTGATCTCGGCGACCCGGTCGCGGGGCAGTGGGCGCCGGCCCAACTCGACCCGGCAGAGGTGCGAGGCGTTGAAGCCGAGGTCTCGGCCCATCTGCGCCTGCGAGATCCCGAGTAGTTCACGCTTCCAGCGGATCCTGGACCCGGGCGTCAGCGCCTCCTCCAGCGTGATGATCGGCGCGTTCATTTCGCCTCCAGGGCGGCGCCGATGGACGGCGTCAGTTCAGGCCAGCGGGCGTCGAGCGCCATCGCGACGCCGACGATCAGGGCGACGCCGGCCAGGAGCGCCAGCAGCCAGGCCGGGCCCATAGGGCGCGCGATCGTCGTGTTCGGCTCGGCGCTCGTGCGGGCGTTCCGCAGGAAGCGGATCCGCTGGTGCATCGCGGCCTCGGCGTCGATCGACGCGGCCTCGGGCGTGGGGCACCCGGTGATCGAGGAGTGCCGGAACTCGCCCCCGTGCGCGTCCTCGACGGTCCAGCGCCATCGGCCGCCTACGTCCTTCCAGACCTCGCCGACCACGCCGCCATCGGTCCGCCTGTAGGCGCGCAGCAGCGGCGCCCATCTCCATCCGATCATGATTTCCCCCTGGGCGTCACGGTGCGGACGGGGATCCCCGCGTCGCACGCCGCGCGCAGCACGTCCCAGCCGTCGTCGCGGCCGGGCTCCATGAATCCGAGGCACAGGTGCGCCCCGTCGTTGATCAACTTCGCGACCGCAAAGGCCCCGGAACCCGGGTGCTCCTCGATGTCGTCTCCAACCGCGCGCGCGGTCTCGGCCGCCATCTCCGCGGCCCCGGGCCAGCCGTTGTGGACCACGACCACGTCGGCGCGCCGGCCGATGTAATGCCGCATCGCGGAGACCACGGTCTCTCGCTCCGACCAGGTCCTCGACCCGGTCACGATGACGCGGAAGTCGCTCACGACTTGAACTCAGCGACTGCGCGGTTGTGCGCCTCCTGCCACGTCTCCTCGTCGTAGAACAGCACTTGGAGAGCGGCGTACTGCGCGCTCGGCCCGAACTGCTGACAGCGGCGCTTGTGGGCGATCTCGTGCGCAATGCGGATCGCGCGGCCTTGGATTCCGTCGGGCAGCGCCCGGACCTTCTCGACCCAGGTCATGGGGCCTCCTGTGATTGCTCGATCTGCATCAGGACACGGCCAGCGACGAACCCACACAGGGGCACCACGGCATTGCCCAGCGCCTTGCCGCGGGACTTCCAATCCTGCCCCTTGGGGGCTACGCGGGGGGTGTCTCCCTCCCAGGGCTGCCAGGGGCGCTCTCCGGGTCGGCCTGCGTGAGACTGATCGTTTCCCCGGACAACAGCAAGTAGGTCCCCTCGGCCGCCTTTGTCGGTGTCGCTGGCCTTGGGGGTAGGGAAGTCCACCCGGGCGGGAAGCCCATCAGCAACTCCACCCAATCCGGGTTGAGCCTGCCGCGCTGCCCCGGCTCCGTCTGGCTGGACAGTTGGCCCCGCCGCTGCTCTGGGGTGTTGCTGCCCTTGTGGTCCGTGCTGCTGGGGGTGGCCCACGTAGCGCCAGGGGGCGGCGTAGCGCGCGGCGCGGATGGCGCTGCTCCAGTCGCACCCGGAAGGGTCGGATAGATCCGACCCTTCGACCGCTGGTAGCCGCAGCCGGTGTTGATCTCGGCCACCGTTGGCGTAGGCCACGATGAAGACGCGGTCCCGCCTGTGAGGGGCGCCGACGGCTGACGCGAGCACACAGTCCCAGACTGCATCGAACCCGAGCGCGGCCAGCGTCCACAGAACGGCGCCGAACGCCCCGTGAAGAGGCCGAGTTGGTCTGTCACCCAGCCAGCCGAGGTCAGGCGGCACAACGGGGGACTGGTCGCTGAGGAGTCCTGGGACATTCTCGATCACCACGTAGAGGGGTTGGGTTGCATGGATGAGTCGCGCGTAGTGCCACCACAAGCCGGACCGCTCACCGTCCAGCCCTGCTCGGTTGCCGGCGTGGCTGAGGTCCTGGCATGGGAAGCCGCCGCACAGCACGTCAATGGGCGGCAGGTCGGCAGGGTCAACGGTGGTCACGTCTTCGAAGCGCGGCACGTCGGGCCAGTGCTTCGCCAGCACGTCGCGGCAGAAGGGCTCTTTCTCGACCTGGAAGACGGTCTGACCAACGCCAGCCATTTCCAAGCCGAGTTCAAGCCCACCGATACCGCTGAACAGGGAGCCGATTCGGAGGTTCACCGGTCCCACTGCGGGTACACGCCCGGCTGATCGAGGTACTCGGTGGAGCCGCACACCAGCACGCCGTCGGAGGCGACCACGCAGCGGCGACCGTCTTCGAGTTCGAGCCACGGGGTGGGCTCGGGCGCAGGCTCGGGGGCGCAGGCCAGGGCCAACAGAACGGCGAACACCAGCCTCACGACTGGAGCCGGGCGTACACGTCGTCCAGGATGGCGGTGCGGTTCGCTCGCATCTTCGCGAGCACCCGGTCCGGCGCTGCGGCGAAGGCGACCTCGAAGGTCTCGCCCGCCTCGATGCCGGCCACGGTGGCCGCGAGGAGCGCATCCGCGCTCGCCTTGTCTGCGCCCATGCTGATCAGGATGTTGGCTGCTTCGCTCATGTCGTTCTCCTTGCTACACGGACACTGTAGCTACTGCGGACGAGTAGCGCAAGCGGGTGATCACCCTCGGTCCTTTGGGTCGCACCCGGACGCAACGGCCCACGCGTGCGTGTAGCGGCACTGCCCGCACGTCACGGCATCCGGGTCCGTCACCGTCCTGACGGTGCGGGTGTTGTTTTTCCCGCACGCTGTGTGCCCGCTCATGCGGATCCAGTGGGTCTCCTTGCTCGGTCGGCCACCGCCCAACCGGCCGAACCCATGGCGGGCCCGCCAGCACGGGTCACCCTTGCCATTTTTGAGCCCGCATCCGTGGGAGCAGGTGCCCCCGTCGGCGCACGCGCCCCTCACTCCGCGAGGTTTCTGGCCAGCCATGGGCGCTCCTGGATGTACATGGGATCCGCGTCCCACTTGGTGAGGATCCCGACCACCTCGAACTGAACGGCGGGGTGCTTGTCGAACCGCTCCCGGGTGGCCGGGCCGACGCGATCGTCGTTCCGGTACTGCTCGACCAGCGCGTCGTGTGCCGCTTGACACGCTGCCTCGTGGGCGCGCTGTGCTGCGCGCTTGGCCTCACGCTTCGCCGCTGTGCGGGCGCGTGCCTTGACTGCGGCGGGCGCGTTGCTGATCTCAAAGTAGCCGACCCCGTGACACGAGAAGCACCGGCCGGCGCTCACGTGGCGGAAGGCGCTGATAAAGCCCGTCCCGTTGCACTTGCCGCAGGGCTTGCGGGTGGTCGGGGCGGCGGTCTTGGTTGCGGTCGTCATGGTGTCGGTCCCTTGCTACACGGACACTGTAGCTACTGCGGACGAGTAGCGCAAGAGGGCGATCGTTTGAGCCACGCGGTGTACTGGTCCTGGCCGCCAGACTGCGCCAACAGCCGGTAGAACTGGCGCTCGCTCAGCCCGTACTCAGCGCAGTAGGCGCGGCGCTGCTTGGACATCCACGCGATGTAGTCGACCACCTTGGCGCCCTCGACCGCAGCGCCCGTCGCGTCGAGGAATGCCCGAAAGCGCGGCTGGTAGCGGGTGCTCACGACGATCCGCGTGCAAGGAACCGGGTCCGGTCCCCGTCCCAGCGCAGCGCGGGCTTCTGCCCGGTCCCGCCGTCCCGGCCCTTCCCGATGACCGCATACGCCTCGTCGGCGGCCCGTTCGGGCGAGTACACGTGAGGCCGGAACGGGAAGATGATCGTGTGCGCCTCCTGCTCCAGGGTGCCGCTGTCGCGCAGGTCGGAGGGCATCGGCGTCTTGTCCGATCGCTGCTCGACGGCGCGGTTCAACTGCGCCAGCACGATCACGCACACGTCGAGTTCCTTGCCCATCGCGGTCAGGCCGGAGATGGACGCGGCGACCTCCTGCTCCCGCGATCGGTGTCCAGGCTCGGAGCCCATGATCTGCACGTAGTCCAGCGCGATCACCCGCAGCGACGGGTCGCGCCGCTTGAGGGACCGGGCGCGGGCCCGGATCTGCGACACGGGCAACTGCGGCGTGTCGTCGATGTAGATGGGCAGGCCGTGGAGCGAGTTGTGCCCGTCGTCGAGTTTCTCCCAGTCCAGGTTCGTCAGGCCCTTCCCGGTCCGGATCTTGGTCCCGAAGACGCCCGTGGCGCCCACCCACAGCCGCTCCGCGAGCCGCAGGTCGCGCATCTCCAGGGAGAAGATCCCGGCCGTGTTGCCGGCGCGCGCCATGTGTTCGACCAGGTTGGCCATGAGCGCGGTCTTGCCCATCCCGGGGCGCGCAGCGATCACGATCGGCCCGTCCCCGACGGCGAAGCCGCCGCCCAGCGCCGTGTCGAGCGCGGGGTAGCCAGTGCTGATCACCGGGGCCTTCGTCGTTCCGTCGGCGATCTGTTGCGTGCGCTCTACAAGCCGCATCATCACGTCGTTAAGGTGCTTCCAGCCCGACGAGGTGCGGCTCTCGGCGTCGTACAGCGAGTCCAACTCGCCCGCGGCATAGGCGAGCAGGTCAAGCCCCGGCTCGTTGGTCATGGCGCGCTGTCGCAGTTCGGCGCCCAGCACCATCAGCGACCTGGACAGGGCGGCGCCCCGGATCAGGCGGGCGTAGTTCACCAGGTTCTCGGTGCTCGGGCAGTGCTCGGGAAGCCCCGTCGCATACGAGATCCCGCCGAACTCCTCAACCATGCCGGACCGCAGGATGTGCCCCGACAGCGAGATCACGTCCACGGACTCGCCGCCCCGGCTCAGGATCCAGGTGTAGATCCGACGGTGCGCGCCGCCGAAGAACGCCTCCGGGCGCGGGAGGATCTGGCGGATGGGGTCGATCTGAGTGTCGTCCAGGAGCAGCCCGCCGAGCAGCGCGCGCTCCGCGTCGAGGGCTGCCGGCGACGCGGCCAGGGCCGCGCTCACGACCGCACCAAGTGCAGCGGCGTCGCGTTCAGCGCCAGCAGCGGGCCCTGGGTGCCGACGTTGGCGCGCTTGCACTCCAGGAGCACGCGCTGCGCGTCCCGCAACGGGGGCAGGGGGCGGGTCGCGAACCGTGCGCCAGCTGCGCGGGCCCGGCCCTGCGCCGACTGGAAGCCGCGCCGGAACTCGGCCTGGACGACGCCCAGGGTCTCCGGGGTCGCCTGCCCGATGCGGAAAAACCCGCCGCACGACAGCAGCGCAGACCGCAGGCACTCGTCCATCACGGGGCAGCACGAGATCGGCTCGCCCCGGGCGTGCAAGGTGCCCATCTCGGCGGACCACATCGGCCGGGTCAAGCCCAGCACGTAGCCCCACGCCTCCGCGCTCCAGTCCGCCCGTGCCGCCTGTGCGGCCTGCGCCAGACGCGGGATCCGGTCGAGCAGCGGCTTGAGGCCCTGCGGCCAGCCGGTGCCGGTCGCCAGGTAGTCGCTCACCGCGTCCAGCCACTCCTCGACGGTCACGGCGCGCTTGGCCAGCGTGGCGTGCCAGGCGCGGGCGGTCAGGTCCAGGATCGCGGGGTCCTTCAGGTCTCGGGGGGACGTGAACGAGCCGATCAAGACGGCCATGCCCTGGCGGATGTGTTGTGGTTCGAGGGTCATGGCTGCGGCTCCGGGTTGACGATGATTCGTTCGGCAGGGGTCTCGTAGAGGGGCGGCGAGTCGCCGAGCAGGTAGGCGCCTGCTGCCGTGCTGCCGTTCGTGCGGCCGTAGCCGTTGCTCCGCTTCGGCCTGTTCGGGTTGGCGACCCAGGCCAGGGCCTCACGGGCTCGGGTCAAGCGGGTGGTCGGGTCGTTGTTGGGGCCGCCGATGGCGAGCACCAGCGGGTCGGATCCGGCTCGCTCTCGGAGCCAGGAGGCGTCAGGGCTCAGGTAGACCCAGCGGGCAACGGACCCCAGCACGGTCAGCGGGTCACCGAGGTCTTCGTCCTGGATCTCCTTCAGAAACCGGTCGACCTTGCGGAGCAGGGCGGTGGTCGCCTTCGTGCCGGGCTTCGCCCACGTGAGGCTCGGGGGGCTGCCGGTCGCTTCGGCGTGAAACTCCAGCCGGGCGTCTCGGAGGATCTGGAGACCCTGCTCGGCGCGCTCGTTCCGCTTCGACGGCTTCCGGGTCTTGGGCTTCGGCTTGGGGGGTGGGTCCTGGGCTTGAGAGACAAACAGGCTGGGCGCGGAATCCGCGTCCTTGTTCTCTCTAAACTCTGAGTTCTTCTTCTTAGAAGAAGGATCGCGCGCGTCATGAGTGTCCCGCACCTGTCCCGCACCTGTCCCAGCACCACCCCAAGGATCCCCACCATCAGCGGATCGCTTGTCCCGACCTTGTCCCAGGTCTGTCCCGGTTCTGTCCCAGATCTGTCCCACGCCCTTTTTGAGGGCCCGTTGCACCCTGGAGCGGCTCCATCCCCATTGATTCGCGAGGTCTCGGACGGTCTGGTCCTCCATGGCTCCGGTCGCCAGTAGTGCAGCGAGGTGAAGGTCTACGACCACGGTCGGGGCGGGGTTCTCGCGGCTCCAGGTGGTCACCGTCATGCGGGCCAGGAGGATCTGAGAATCGATTTTCAGGAAGGGCAGTGTCACGGGCGCACCAGTGGCGCACCGGGCTTCCGGGTGTCTTCGGGCATGGTTGTTCCAGGACTTGAGGGTTGTGGAGCCGGCCCGTTTCCACCCTCCCCCGGAGCAACCCGGGGGAGGTACCGCACTCGCGGTCACTGGAAACGATCTCAGCCACGGAGACCCTACCGGGCCCCCGGTTTGGGGTCAAGCGGCAGCCTGGCCCCGATGTTCGGCGATCAGCGCTTCGATCTGCTCGTGCGAGTGGACGGCACAGAAGACCATCCCGCCGCCGGTCAGTTGCCAGCGGCCACCCCGGAGTCGGTAGACCTCGGCCTTGCCGAACTCCTCGATGGTGCTCAGCGCGACGACCGCGGGGGCTCCGGTGTCAGGGTGCGTGTCGACGCGCACCGAGATCCCGTGACCGCACATCCGGGTCTGACCCTTGACTGCTCGGCGGGGCCGGCAGGAGGGGCACAGGGTGGCGCGGCGCACGCTGCCGTCCCAGAAGATGGGGGCGCCGCGCTCGAAGCGGGCCCCACACAGGCAGCTGCCCGGGTACTTGGCGGCGAAGGGGCGGGGGCTGCGGTTGCGGTAGTTCATGTCGGTCTCCGTTGCTACACAGGTATAGTAGCAGACACGGGACGCAGGGGCAACCAAACGATCATCCCGCGATCACCTTCGCCCGTGCGGCACCCAGCGGATCCGCGATGTCGACCGGCCACGTCTCGACTACGTGCCCCGGTTGGGTGGCCGCCCACGCTTCCGCCTTGGCCACGTCCGCGGCCGTACCGCTCAGAAGCCACACGACAGCATGCGCGACCTGCACCGTCCGCATCTTCACCCGGACGCCGAGGTCGATCCGGACGGTGGCAGGGTCCTCGGCCGGGACCTGCTGGCCCTCGGCCCAAGCGACCGTAATGCACACCCGGGCGCCCATCAGGACACGCCCTGGGCCCACTGGTCGGCCTTGTCGTTGGCCCACTCGTTGGCCTGCTCCGCGGTGATGTCACCGGAGCGGACCATGTCGGCCAGGTCGCTCTGGAGTTCGCGCATCATGCGAGCGGTGCGGGTGTCGTTGATGCGGTCGAAGTCGGTCTTGGTCATGTTGGCTCCTTGCTACACACTCATAGTAGCTACTGCGGGTGCGTAGCGCAAGGAAACGATCGGGGGGTCAAGCCGCGCCGCGGCTCAGGTACTCGGCGACGGTGTAGAACCACGGGAAGGGCAAGCCGCCCGCGGAGCCGTAGAGTTCGCCGCTGTCCCAATCGGGCCAGATCGAGACAGGGCCGTGCGGGCCCCGGAAGACGAGGCCCTCGTCGTCGTGGCTGACGAGGACGCCGAGACGGCGCGCCTCGGCGATCAGGTCCAGTACGTGCTTGCTCATGCCGGCACCGAGGCGGGGTTCAGCCGCACCGCGAGGTCGCACATCTTCCACCGGGTGGCGACGCTCAGGTCCCGCCCGTTGCGGCCCATCGCGGCGTCGTAGGCGGGCGCCGTGTCAGCTGCGCCGGCCATGTGCGCCAGGGCCGCCTCGCAGGCCAGCAGCAGGACGCTCTCGGCCTCGTCGAGCAGGGTCGCGACGCGCTCCCACTCGGCGTCGGTGCAGTTGCCGTCCTCGATTGCGTCGTCGGTCACGTCCATCAGCGCCTTGGCGGTGGTGTAGGCGGCCTGGGCGGTCTTGAGGGTGGCTCGCTTGCTCATGTTCGGCTCCGGTTTGGTGTCTCGCTACACCCACAAGGTAGCGGGTGCGCGTGTCGGATGCAAGCAGGCGATCGGGGGTGATCGTCTGGGCGCTCCGCGCTTGCGTCGGGCGGGGCGATCCGCTACTATGGACTCGTAGCAAGGAGCCAACATGCAGACGACCAAGCGCGAAGCCCGCATCCACAACAACGGCGGGGCCCGCCCCTTCATGGTGTTCTTCGGGCACGTCGAGCGGACCGGCGAGTTCATCGTGGCTCGCAGCCGCCCCACCCGGAACTACAAGACCGAGGCCGGCGCGAAGCGCGCGGTCAAGCGCTGGGAGGCGGGAGCATGAGCGGCGAGCGCATGACGGCCCGCCTCGACTGGACCGTGGTGTGGGGGCTGGTCGATGGCGCGGCCTGACCTGTCCGACTACGGCGTCCGCATGGGGCGCTCTCGTCGCGTCGAGGGGCAACCGGGCGTGGTCGTGGATTTCGACTGCTCCGAGTTAGTTGCCAAGTTGGAGCGTCTGCGCGACGCGATCGAGGACCTGCCTCCAGCGATCCGCGAGCGGTTGTCGATAGTCTACGGCGACCCGACCATCGTCGACGACGGCCCCTGCGAGTGGTGCCTGGAGGCCCGCGGGGCCGCACGCCGTGCCGGCGACCCGCAGGCGCACCTGGTCACCTGCGAGGAGCACCGACGAGGATGACCTCGCGCACTGCGCCGCGCTTGCTGGCGTCGCGGTTGATCGTTCGGGCGACCGGCATCTCGTGGGCCTCGAAGCCCTCCGCGGCGTAGCGGGCGATCCACCCGTCGTTCCAGTGGTTCGTCGAGATGACGTGCGCGCCCGCGTCCCGCAGCTGCGCGAGGAGCTCGAGCAGGTCGACCTGGTCCTGACTGTTGAAGCCGGCCGCGGTGTACCCGGTCCAGGACTCCTTGACGGCGGGCCCGAACAGGCCAGGAGACGCGCCGTCGTCCTGGAGCCCCCAATAGGGCGGGTCGACGAACAGCAGCAGCCGCTCGCCAGCCTGAGCGCGCGCCAGGGCCGCCCGCAGGGTCAGCCTGAAGTCGCGGCAGTGGATCTCCGCGTTGGTCAGCTGCATGTGGTCCGAACACGCCCGCAGCGCGTCGGCGAACAGCACCCGGTGATCGGGCGGCACCTTGCCCCAGGGCGTGTTGACGCCGCCCTCGGCGTTGGTCCGGTAGAGCCCGTTGAAGCCGCACCGGTTGACGTAGATCATGTCGGCCGCGATCTGCACACTCGACTTGCACGGCCCCTTCGCCTTGGAGCACTCGGAAAGCCGGTCGCGAGCACGCAGAAACACCGGCTTGCTGACCTTCATCCCGCCCAACACACTAACTACAGACTCCACGCTGTCTCGTACACTAGTGTACATCGCCACCAACGGGCGCACGGCGTCGCCGAGCAGGGCGTCTCCGGCCATGTGCTGACCGAACGCGAAGTAGAACGCGCCGCCCCCGGTGAAGGGCACGACCAGGCTCCGGCTCGTCCAGTCCTCGGGCATGTGCGGTTGAATGTGACTCAACACAGACCGCTTGCCGCCTGCCCACTTGACCATCGGCTTGGCTTCCATCTCGACTCCCCAAAGAGCAACGCCCAGGTCATCGACCCGGGCGCGCTGTGTGCTTCGCTGTGGCGACCCCTCAGAGGGTCTTGGTGGCTTCGTCCAATGCCCGCGACGTGTAGGGCGCGAACATCTCCAACTGCCCGGTGCGGGTGATGTCCCACGCCTCCAGACGGTCGCCGGTGCTCGGGTGCGCCTGCACGCTGACCGCGGCCTGCGCCTGCTCCTTCGTCTGAGCGCCGAAGCGCGCCATAGTGGCGACGAAGCCGACCACGTCGGGCTGGCGCTTGTAGGGCACCAGGCCGCCGCTCTTGTTGGTCTTGACGCCGCAGTACATCAGGGCGTTGTGCATCGCGGCGCGGCGCTGCTCGGGAGTAGCGATCAGCCAGTAGGCGAGCGACAACTCGACGACGAACAGGGGCGCCTCGGGCGCGCTGCCGTCGTAGCAGTCCCGGTCGATCAGGCGGACCACCTTCGCGGTCCCGGTCAACAGGTTGCCCCGCTGCTTGCGGATCCGGGTGAACCACCGGACCTCGATCGGGCACTTGCGCAGGGCGCCGAACTCCTCCGAGCAGCCCGAGCGCAACTCGCGGAGCACGTCCATCGCGCCGACGATGTTCCGCTGCGACGGGATCACCGTGTAGGGCAACTGCTGGTCGAACTCGTCGTCCTCGGCGAGCGCCTCGTACCACTGCGTCGAGTGCAACTGCCCGCCCGGGATGTACTTGGGCCAGTCCTCCAGCAACTCGGCCGCGCGCTCCAGGGCGTAGGCGGTCGTCCCGTGCTCTCGGGCGATGTACTCGGCCTGCTGGCAGGCGGTCTCGAAGGCGACGCGCTGGTCTTTGACCTTGGCGCCCCACGGGACGGCGGCAGAGGGCTCCTCGCCATCTCCGTCGTCGTTCTCGTGTGTCACGTCGATCTCGGTCGTGTCGGGGGGCGCGCCATCGGCGGGCGGCTCGCCCAAGACCAGGACCTCTCGGTCGCTGTCCGGGCTGGGTGGGAGGTTGGAAACGTGTCGCATCATGGGTTCCTCGCTGTGGCCATTCGGCCGGGTTCAGATGTTGAGAGCGGCGGCGCCGACGCCCAGGGCTTGCCATCCATGGGACGCAACCCCGAAGAGTGGGCCCGGAGCAGCCTTGCGCCCGACGGCGACCGCCTTGCAGCCGCCCCAAGTGTTGATCAGCCACGCGCGGACCTGGGAGTCGCGCGAGCCGCCGGAGATGTGCATGTGCTTGAGGACCTCGCGCCGGGTGACCATGCAGACGGTCATCCCCAGGAGCAACGCGCGGCCGCGCATCGAGCCGGACTCCTCCGCGGTCGCGATCAGGTCCGAGCCAGCTGCCGACGAGGTCTTGGAGTGCCCGTAGAACAGGCACCGCTCGATCGCAACCAGCGTGCGCGCGTGTCGGGCCTGGCTGATCAGCGCTCGCACATCGGCGTTGGGCATCGCCTTCTCGGCACGCTCGACGCGCCACGGCGGGCTCCATGTGCCGTTGGGCAACTGCTGCGCCTTCGCCTTGCGCAGGACCGCGACGCCGCTGTTGAGCGGGCCAGGGTCGATGCACACGGCGAGCAGGAACTCGCCGGCAGGCGCGCGCGGGTAGAACGTCCCGGGCACTACTCGGCCGGCGCGGCCTTCGCCGCCTGGGCTTGGTGCGCGTCGAAGGCGTCCCGCGTGTGCCGGAGCACGGTCACGTCGGACACGCCGAACCGCTCGGCGATGACCCGCAGCGGGGTCTCGTCGATGCGCAGTTTGAGCATCTCCCCGACCTGGGCGCGCGAGACCTTGCGGCGCGACTGCGCCCGGTCCTTGCGGGCCAACTTCGACTTCATCTGCGAGCGGGCGACCATCTTGGCGATCTCCGCGGCGGGGCGCGGGTTGTCCAGCATCGCGCGGTGCGCGTCGTCGAGCCACCCGAACATCGGGCACGAGCCCTCCGACTCGATGTGCTGCTCGGCGGCCCACAGTAGGGTCGGGGACTGCCCGGACCGGTCCACATCGCCCACGGGCACAGCCGAGAACGATTCGACCTGCGCGCGGACCTCGGGCGGGAGCCAGTCCATGACGCGCACGGCGCCCCCGGTGGCCTGCTCGATCTCCACGGCGCGGTCGAGACGCGGGGTCCGACCCTGCCGCAGGTAGGAGCCGACGGCCCCCGTCGATAGGCCGATCAGGTCGGCGTATCCCTGCACGGTGATCCCGAGTTCCTCTCGGTGTTGGGCCATGCGGCCGCCGGGCACAAAGGTGCTCACGTCATGCTCCTCGCTACAGGTTCAGGCGGGTGATCGCCTGCCTTGCATTGATAGTAGCGCGTGCTACACTGCGTAGCAAGCGAGGAGAACGTGTGCCGGTTTCAGACCGAACGCGAGGGCGTGTCGTGCGCAACCTGATCAAGACCTACGGGCTCGAACGCACCGAGAGGTTCATCGCGGCGCTGTCCATCAGCAACGCCGCGGGGGCTCGCGTCCTGGGCGTGTCCAGGTCCCGGGGCGGCCAGTTGGCCAAGATCCTCGGCGCGCGCATCTCGACCTACACCGTTGACCCCGTCGTCCAGCGCATCGCGGACGAGCAAGACTCACAGAGCGAGGAGTAGCCACATGGCACAGCGATCGACAGCAATCCAGAAGGGCGACCAGCGCCTCGACACCACCGTCCACGACCCGCGCCTGCGGATCGACATGGGCGCCAACGGCATCGCCTACCGGACGACGCAGGAGGTGCGCCTGTACAAGGACCGCGACCTCTACTGCCTGCGCCGGAGCCCGAGCGCCGACGACAAGCACAACATCTGGGGCTCGGGCTGCTCCAAGATCGTGGCGGCCATGGGCGGCCGGCTTGAACCGCTGCCGAGCAGCATCGACCCGGAGACCCAGGAGCCCCGGGCCGGCATGCGCTGGACGCTCGACGAGGTCAGCGGGACGATCAAGGTCATCGAGTGCGACGCGATCTGCGCCGTGCGGAACCCGATGACCGGCGAGTGGAGCGTCGGCGTGGCGACCGCCTACGAGGACATCGACGGCTTCCTGCTGCGGGAACTGGTCAAACTGTCCAGCCACAACGGCGAGGCGGCGCGGCTGCTGACCCAGCGGGGCATGGAGAAACTGCGGGACAGCGAGGACGGCGACGGCTGGCTGATCAAGCCCTACTCCGAGGGCGTGTGGCTCTGCGCGAACCTGGCCAAGGAGACCGTGCGGGACGCGCTCAAGAAGCACCGTGAGTTCGCCGACGTGAAGACCCTGGCCCCGCGCATCCGGTCCAAGGCGCTGCGGCACGCCTTTCTCGCCAACCCGGTGACCCGGCAGTACGCGAGCGTCGAGCACGGCTACCTCCGGCAGATCGACGGGCCGCCGTGCTGGCGCGTCATGGTCAAGGCGTGGATCGAGCATGTGCCCCGGAACCAGGTCGAGACGATCCTCGCGCGCATGGTCGCCGAGGGCGGCTTCAACACCGCGCCCGTCGCGCTGCTGGAGAACGACGACAACGTGATGGACATGGAGTTCGAGGACGCCCAGATCGACGACGACGAGCGCGCGCCCGAGCCCATCGAGGAGACGACCCCGGTGCGCCGACCCAAGGCCGCGGCGAAGCCCCAGGCGAAGCGGTCCAAGCCCGCGCCCCAGCCGGTGGACGAGGACGAGCACATGCGGGTCGCCGCGCTGGTCGCCGAGTACGCCGCGACCATGTCGTCCGTGGACGTGGAGGTCGCCATGGCCAAGGCGGGGGTCGCAGACCTCAACGACGCGTCGGTCGATGAACTCCGCGAGGTGCTCGCCGAGTTGAGGGCGGCGCAGGCGTGAGCCGCGTCCTGCTGCCGGTTGTCGCCCCGTCTGCCGTCCTCGCTGCTGCGATGGCGGTGGACGTGGGTGTCAGCCTGTGCGACGCCCACAAGGGGCTCGGCCGCTGGTGGGGTGGGCTCATGGCCGACCTGATCATCAACGGAGCCCGGTAGCCCCTGCGCTCCTGCTGCGCTATGCTTTCCGTGTAGCAAGGAGCGACACCGTGACGACCCGTCTGACTTCCATCTCCACGTCCGGCCTCAAGGGCCAGACCTTCACAGAGCCCCTGACGGGGCTCGACCTGTTCGCGGGGCCCAACGGCAGCGGCAAGACGGCGCGCTTGCAGGTGGTCTCGGCCGCCCTTCGGGGCATCGCGGACACCAGCACCGACCGCGCGCGCGACTGGTTCGGTCCGACCCGCCCCCGAGGCACCGTGTGCGCCCTGTTCGACGTGCGCGGTGTGCGCCACCGGATCGAGCGGGACCTGCGCGACAGCAACCGCACGAAGCGGGCCGCAGCTGTGACCACGCTCGCGACCAGCATCGCGGGCGACCACCTGATCCGGTGGGACCTGGACGACTTCGCCAACGCGCCCGACCGGGCCCGCGCGTCGCTACTGACCGAGGCCGCCCGGTGTGCCGATGTGGCCGGCGCGTGGGACGCGGCCGCCGAGATCAACCGCCTGCGGATGCTGCCGCACCACGCGGGGCGCACCGAGACCGTCCTCGACGCGCTGCTGCCCGAGGGGGCTGTGCCCGTGTCGTGGATCGACACCGCGATCTCGAAGGCGTCCGACCTGGCCCGCGAGTACAACGCCGCGAAGACCGTCGCCGCCAAGACCGTCGAGCGCATGACCGCGGAGGGCCGCCCCACCATGCGGGGGACGCTGGCGCAGGCCCGCGCCCGGGTGCAGGCTGCCGAGGAGCAGGTCGCCGACCTGAACGCGCAGCAGCGCGAGGCCCAGCAGTCCGACCGGCTCGCGGCCGAGTCGAAGGCGTCGCACGAGGCGTTGCTCCAGCAGGCCGCGTTCGCGCAGGGGCTCGTCGAGCGGTTGCAAGCCATCATCGACGCCGGACCGGACAAGCCGATCGCGGACCTGGAGCGCGAGATCGACGAGGCTCGGGGCAAGTACGAGCGGGCGCGCGACCGCCTGCGCCGCGCCAAGGACCGCGCGCTGGAGTTGAAGGCACAGATCGAGATCGCAACCACGACCGAGCCGCCCGAGGTCGAGGGATGGGAGGTCCTGCCCGACGGGACCTGGCGACACGACGGCGTGTCCTGCGTGTGGGCTTCGACCGACGGCGGGGGGGAGTTGGCTGTCGAGCCCGGCAACGCCGGGGCGCTGCTCGTGCCCTTCGAGATCATCGACTACATCCGGGGCGGCGGGTCTGGCCCCGCTGCGGTCGAGGCGCTGGAGGTGCAACGCGCCAAGGCGATCCGGGCAGTGGGTGACGCCCAGGAGTTGGTCGACCTGCTCAGCAAGCGCCTCGTGGCTGCCCGCGGGGCGCGCGAGGATGCGCTGTCGGCCGCCGACGCCAGGAAGTCGATCGTCAAGGTGCGCGAGGACGTGCGGGCCGCCCAGGCGGCGCTGGAGGCGTGGAGCGAGCGCCAGACGAACGGCGGGACGGTGCTCGCGCCGAACCCGGCGCACATGGGGGCCGCATACGCCGGCCTGCGGGAAGCGCGCGCCGCGCTGGAGACCCTGGTCAAGGGTAGCGAGTGGGAGAGCATCATGCAGGGCGCGGTCGCTGACCGGGAGCGCGCGACCCTGGCGTGGCGACAGGCCAAGGAGATCAAGGCCGCGCTCGTCGCGCTCAAGGCCCGGCTCGCGTCCGCCGCCTACGAGCCGATCGCGCAACTGGCGCAGGAGGTCCTGGACGGGGTCGCGTCGTGGGGCGCGTCCATCTACATCGACGGGCCCGACTCGCTGGGCGTGGTCGTGGACGGCAAGCGGATCGACCTGTGGGGGCTCTCGCGGTCCGAGCGGGCGATCTTCGGTGCCGCCCTGGCGTCGGCGCTGGCACGCATCACCAAGCAGCCCTGGCGCGCGGTCGTGCTGGACAACCTGGAGGCGATCAACCCGGGCCGGCTCGCGGAGTTGGTCGCGGTGCTCCAGACCATGGTCGACGACGGCCGGCTCGACAACGTGATCGGGGCGTTCGCCGCCGAGACGCCGGAGCAGGCGCCCCCGGGTGCCCGGTGGATCGGGTGACCCGGCCTGAGCGCTACATCCTGCACGGCGCCTTCACGGTCGACCCGGACCTCTGGTACTCGGTCGGCCGGGCCTCCGGCTCTGGCCCGTGGACGGTGTTCTCGGGCGGCATGAGCAAGGAGCAGGCGATGCGCCTGGACTGGACCGCGCCGAGTGCCGTCGCGCACGGCACCCTCGGGACCCGGTCGGGGGCTGAGATCCTCAAGGCGATCGCCTCCTTGCATGCGCCGGCCTGCCCCGCTACTATGTCCGTGTAGCAAGGAGCCGACACATGCAGACCCCCCGCAACATCCCCTGCCCCGCCTGCAACGGGCAGCACTTCGCCGAGACCGACGCGCCGACCGGGCGCTTCGAGTACGGGCAGCGGGTGACCATCCTGCTGACCCGCGAGTGCGAGCACTGCCCCGAGGACGGGCTGCTGACGCCCGCGCAGGCGGACGCCCTCAACGCCGAGACCAAGGAGACGACCGATGACCTCCCCTTCTGATCGCCGCCTCAACCTCCGCGCCGAGCGGTTGGGATTCGTCGGCTTCGTGCTGGCGCAGGTCGCCCTGTTCGGGTGGGCGGTCTTCATCGTCGCCTAAAGTAGCCCCGGCGCCGCCCGCCCGATGACCTCGGCGTACTCGGCGCGGGAGTGCCGGGACCCGGGCAGCACGATCGCCCGCCCCCCGTGCCGATAGGGGGACGACGGCAGCCTGGCCAGCAGGTCCCCGCGCAGCGCGACGCGGGTCACGTTGTCCGAGTCGAGCGCCCGCGAGATCCGCCTGGTCCCCAACTTCGGCGCGCCGAACGTCACGCACCGCGAGTCGGGCTCGACCAGCCAGAAGCCGGTCGCCATGGCGCCGCCCAGCGAGAACCCGGTGACCCACAGGGTGCTCGGCTTGTACCCGTTCACCACACGCATGACCGGGTCGTAGACCTTGCCCAGCAGCGCCCACCAGCCGGCATGAACCCGGCCGGGCAGGCGAAGCCCCAGGGGGCGCGTCGGGATCGCGAGCGCGTCGGCCAGGACGTTCGTCGCGGTCTCCTCCTGCGTGTCCGCCACCGTGCCCCGGAAGGCGACGACGACGTGCGGCCCGAGTGTGCCGTCCTCGTGGTCCATGCTGGCGACAAGGGCCCGGGTCGAGGACAGGGTCGGCTCGACCAACTCGGCGCGGTCGTAGCCCAGGGCCAGGGCCTCGCGGACCGGCTGCGTGGGCTCGGAGACGGCGTCGCACACGGCGAGCAGGTGCAGGAGATCGGCGCGGGTGTGCTTCATGCGGCGATCGTACCGTTGCGCCCGTGGGCCTGCTGCGCTACTATGCCCGTGTAGCAAGGAGACAGCATGAACGACCGCGCCGACATCACCATCACCGACTCCTCCGGTGCCCCCTTCGCCATCCTGAGCCTGGTTGTCCACCGCGACCGCCGCCGTGGATTCGAGGGGGCCTTCGTCCGCCTCCCCGGGATTGCCACCAACGGTGGCTACCGCGCAGCCACCAACGGCCGCGCCTTCATCTCGGAGCGCGAACTGCTCCCCATTCTGAGGGCCGCCCACAAGTACCCCAGCGTCTTCAACCCTCGCCCCGTGGGGGCCTGACATGAGCCTCGACGCACACCAGCAGCACGCCGCGACGGTCGAAGCCGATCGCCTGTCCATCCAGGCGGGCCCCGGCGCCGGCAAGACGCGGACGCTGGTCGCCCGGGTCGCGGGCCTGCTCCGCTCCGGCGTGACCGGCCCCGAGATCCTGTGCCTGACCTTCACGTCCGCAGCTGCGGCCGAACTCAAGCAGCGCGTCGCCGACGACTACGCCCAGGGCCTCACCGGTCGGCGCAAGTCCGAGGCCGCCGCCCGGGTCCGGGGCATCACCTGCTCGACGATCCACGCGCTCGCGCTGCGCCTGATCAACGAGATGCAGGTCGGGACCGGCCTCCGCACGTCAGTGCTCGACTCGGTGCGCGACGACGCGGTCCTCGCCTACGCGGCGGTCGAGTTGGGGCAGTACCCCGCGACGCTGGCCGCCGACGCGGCGTTGAGCGGCATGGCCCCGCGCACGCGCCGACGCCTCCAGCGGATCGGAGGCGTGACCCGACGGGCATCGCAACTGCGCGACACGCTGGCCGCCGAGTCCTTCGAGGGCTTGGAGCACGCGCTCCAGCAGGCGGTCGACGGGGCGCACCCGGCCGTGTGCAAGCGCTGGGCGCACATCCTGGTCGACGAGGCGCAGGACCTCACCGAGGCGCAGCGGCGGTTGATCCTGTCGCTCGCGGACCTGTCTCCAGGCTGCACGGTGACGCTGGTCGCGGACCCGGCGCAGTCGATCTACGCGTTCCGCGGCGCCGACCCCGAGGGGCTGCTCGACCTGGTCGACGGCGACGAGTGGGCCCGGGCGACGCTGCCGATCAACTACCGGAGCGCGTCGGAGATCGTGCTCGCGCTGAACAACCTGGGCTCGCACATGGCGCGGCCGGCGCTCTGGCTGGCGGACGCCCAACACCCGCTCGACCTGGACGCGCGAGACGCGCAGGCGGTCTACGCGCAGGACCCCGACCTCCTGCTGTCCTGCCTCGCGGGGAACGGGTACCGGGGCGCGGTGCTGGCGCGGACCTGGCGCGAACTGGAGGCCCTGGCCGCCGAGTTGGACCGGATGCCCGACCCGCCCGAGTACGCGATCGGCAGGCGCGTCGCCGACTCCTGGCACACGCCCGCGGTGCGCTGGGTCATGGCGCTGGTGTCCTGGTCGCTCGACCCGAGCCTCCGTGTAGACGCCTGGGCGGCATGGTCGCACCTGCTGCCCTACGCCGACTGCGTGACCCTCGCGCGCGAACCTGCGGCGCTGCGTGCGCACAGGGAACCCCGTGTGGCTGCGCTGGCGGCCCTGTGCCGGGAGATCGGCGCGTCCGGGCCTCTCAACTGGCCCGCGCTGACAGAAGCGCTCCTGGCGGCTCCTGACGCGATGGTGCCGCACGCCGAGGCAACACACGTCCTGCTCGCCGGTTGGCGCGAGGAGCACGGGGACGACGCGACCGCGCGCGACCTGCTCGACTGGTGGGAGTCCCTGGCGACCGAGTCGGTCCGGCCCGAGGCTCCGCTGGTGCTCACGACCATTCACGGCGCAAAGGGGCTGGAGTTCCCTGTCGTGTGGATCCTCGGATGCCACGACGACGGGCGGCCGATCACCGACGAGCACCGGCGCGTGCTCTACGTGGGGGTCTCCCGCGCGCAGGAGCGCTGCTTCCTGGTCCACCGGGACCCGCCGAGCCCGCTTCTTGCGGAGTTGTCTGAGCCGAAGGAGGCGCTGTGATCCGCTGATGGGCGCCTCCGCTTCTACGAGCGCTCTCGGTTGGAGCGCTTGATCCCGGGCACATGGGATGCCCACCCTGAACCTGTAGCGAGGAGTTGAGAATGGCGAGCGATACGAAGATCGAGTGGTGCGACGCGACCTGGAACCCCGTCCGGGGCTGCGAGAAGGTCAGCCCAGCCTGCAAGAACTGCTATGCGGAGTCGTGGTCAGCACGGTGGGGCAAGGGCGCCAAGGCTGTACGCCGGGCACGGGTGGCGGCATGACCTCCATCCGATGCGGTGCAGCCCCAGGTCTGCGGGAGTTCGCCGAGGGCTACCTCGGCCTGCCTGAGCATGAGGACGGCGACCGGTGGTGGCATCTCCCGTCGGGCTGTGCGTGGTGGGGGCGTGGTAACCGTCCCAATGTGCTGGTGCCGGTGGTGCCTCTCACCTGTGCGGCTGGGCGTGACTGTGTGGTGCGGTACCTCGCAGAGCAAGACCTTGACTACGGGTGGGCTCGGGACATCCCGGGCGCGCTGGTGGATGGGGTGCGGCGGCATGTGGCGGGGGAGCCTCCGCTGCTGGCACAAGGCGGGCCGCCTGCTCGACGGGCGCACCTGGGACGAACTCCCGTGATGGTCCGCCACAGGGCCGGGATGGCGCTGCTCGCGATGCTGCGTCACCCGGATCTGGAGCACTGCCGCGCCTTGCTGGCGCGCGCCTACGTGGCACATGTGGCGTCCCTTGCGGAGTTGGCCGAGGGGGCGTAGCCTGAACCCCATGTCCATCTGCGAGCTGTGCGGACGCCCACACGACGAGGTCGGCCCCTGTGACGAGTACCTTCGCGCCGAGGCCCTGGAGCGCGTCAAGGCCGCAGACCGAGAGGTACGGCGCCTCATCGCTGCCCTGACCCACGCGAGGGCTGAGCAGCGGGACGCCCAAGCAGCCTACGCCCTCGTCAGGTAGGACACCGACATCTCGCCGAGCACCGGGTCACTGGCGACGACCGACCCGTTACGCAGGGTGACGGTGGAGGTGGGGGAGAGGAAGCCGGCAGCGGAGAGTAGGGCGAGGGCTGAGAACAGGTCGGACATGGAGCCTCCAGGCTGGAGACAACCTATCGCACCGCCCGGTTGCACTTGCAGTGCTGCAACCGGAGCGCCCCGAGTCGCGGTGCTGCAACGCCCGAGACGGACCGAGGCCGACTATCGGCCGGTGGCACGCCCCCTGCAACGTGTGAGGCATGGACTATGTCAGTTGGGAATCCGCGCGAAGCCGCGCATGGGGCGAGTTGAAGCGGGCGAGGTCCGACCTGCTGGTCGCGACCGACGCGCTCAGCGACCCGCCGACGCGGGACGACCTCCGCGAGTGGGGCAATTGCCTGGAGCGCGTCGCGCACCACCTCGACAACCTGATCCTGATCCTGTCGGTCGAGCCCCCGCGGGCGCCCGCTCCGGAGCCTCGGATCCGCGACCTGGTGCGCCGCAAGATCCGCCGCAAGGCTCAGGGGTTGAGGACCGCCGCGACAGCGAGGCACAGGGCAGCCTGGGCTCGGTTCGCCACGTAGAGCAGCGGCGTCTTGCGGCCCGCGGTCATCTCGAAGCCGACGACGGCGGGCCCTGGGAAGGTGTCCTCGACCGCCGCGTGGAGGCCGCCGTTGTCCAGTGATGCGTTGCCCATCTCAGTGCCTCCTGGTGCGGGAGGTGACGGCGGCCGGTGGCTTGAGGCACTCGACCTGCTCGCAGGATGCGCGCTTCGGGCAGGTGCGGCACACGTCGGCCGGCGTTCTTGGAGCGCTCGTGCGGGCTTCCTCGGCGTAGACCTCGCACTGGTGCGCGACGGCCACCCACTTACTCTCCGCTGGCGCCATCATCCTGGATGCTCCTCTGGTGCGGGCTGTAGCACACCGGGCACGTCGAACGAGACGCGGCTCCACGTCAGGTAGCCGCCCCATGTGAGCGCGGCGGCCAGGGCCAGCACGACCAGCGGGATGAACACCGTCGGCTTGAGCATCGCCGCGCGCCGTTGCTGCACGAGCGTCTTGGCTGCGATGTGCTCGGCCCATGCGTCGGTGATGGGTCGGAACTCGGCCTTGAGCTCGTCGGTTGCTGTCTTCGACGACTCGATCTGCGCCTGAGCCGCGCCGGCCGCGGTGGTCGCTGTCCCCAGGACCTCCCACATGCGCGCGGTCGTGTTCGCCTGCTCGTCGGCGAGCCTGGCCACGTTGGCCGCAGTCGCGCGCTGGTCAGCGGCGAGTCCGTCGAGCGTCCGTCGCAGGTCGTCGTCCACGACTACTCCGCGGCGCCGGGCCCGAAGTTGACCGTGGGGCTGTCGTTGTAGGTCACGCTCGCACCGTCGCTGCCGTGCCCCGCGATGCTGGCGAGGTAGGCGTGCCCCTTCTGGAGGCCGCCCACGTCGAAGCGCTCGTAGAACCCGAACCCGGTCAGGCTGTACGAGGTCTTCCCTGCCTCCCAGACGCAGCCCGTCGGGCTGTTGCTGCCGCTGGTCTTGCCCTGCCAGAACAGGTGCAGGGTCGCCGAGACCGGGTCAGCGTCGCAGGCCAGCACGCCGGTGCCCGTCGCGCTGATCGCCACCGAGTAGTCGGTCGTCAGGGGGTTGGTGCCGTCGTAGCCGAAGACGCGCAGGGTCACGGCCGCGTTGCCGCCTGCCGCGGTGCCGCTGGTCACGGCGCCCGCCGAGTCGAGCAGTTCGCTGCTGACGACCTGGTTCGCGCCAGCTGCGCCGCCCACTGTCGCGTCGGCCGCGATCTTCGCCGCCATCGCAACGAGCACCGCGTCCACGTCCGCGAAGGACCCCGCCGTAGTGGCGATCGCCGTGCCGTTGATCGTGACCGTGTAGTTCGCGGACCCGTCGAAGCTGGTCACCGTGATCCGGGCGCGCCGGTGCTGAACCGCCTCGCGGAGCCCCACCTTGACCAGGGCCACGACCGCGTTGTCCAGGTCGACGCCTGCGCTCTCAGCGGCGGGGGGCCGGCTCCACTCGGTCGGGCTGGCGTCCGCCTGCGTCACCCACTGCGGGTTGCGCCCAGCGGCGCGGACGACGAGTTCGTTTGCGGTCTCGGCGCTGCTGCTCATGGGGCCGGCTCCGGTGTCGCGGCTCACCATAGCCTATGGTCACGTCAAGGGCTTTGCGATCGTCCGCTTGCGTTCTGGCGTGTATGCGCTACTATGTCCGTGTAGCAAGGAGCCAACATGACCCGCGCCGACCTCAACGCAGCCCGCATCGAAGCCAGCCAGAAGCACGCGCGCGCGCTCAAGCGGTGGGAGCGTGCCCGCGCGACGAAGACCTGGGGCCCGCTGGGCGCCGAGCGCTACCAGCAGGCGACTCTGGACATGCGCCGGACCTACCGCGCCCGCGAGGCCGCATACGGGCGAGCCTGAGCAATGGCAGCACGCCCCAGAGTAGCGAAGCCCCCTTGCGATCGTCCGCTTGCGTTCTGGCGTGTATGCGCTACTATGTCCGTGTAGCAAGGAGCCAACATGACCCGCGCCGACCTCAACGCAGCCCGCATCGAAGCCAGCCAGAAGCACGCGCGCGCGCTCAAGCGGTGGGAGCGTGCCCGCGCGACGAAGACCTGGGGCCCGCTGGGCGCCGAGCGCTACCAGCAGGCGACTCTGGACATGCGCCGGACCTACCGCGCCCGCGAGGCCGCATACGGGCGAGCCTGAGCAATGGCAGCACGCCCCAGAGTAGCGAAGCCCCCTTGCGGGGGCTCCAGCGCCGTGGCGCTCACTGCCGAATTCTAAGCCCAGCGAGCGGACCGTAGCACGCTCACTGCTTGAGGGGATGCACGATCAGGTTCGGCCACGCCCAGAAGTAGTCGGCCGAGGGCTGGCGCTTGAACACGCGGGCGCTGCCTTGGGCGCCGAACTTGGTGTACTTGCTGACCCGGCTCGACGCGGTCGGGTCCTCGATGAGGTAGACCCCCTCAGGGTCCACGTCGAAGTCGTCGATCGTGTTCGCGCCGGTGCCCGGGACGTACTTGAAGATCGGCCCGTCCAGGTTGGGCGTGTACACGTCGATCCGGTCGAGGGCGGGGTCGCTCGCGTAGACGTAGTGCAGGTCGGCGCGCAGCTGCGAGACCGGGTTCGCCCGAGTGACCTGCGTCTGCACGGCGCCCGTGTACGTGTTGATCTGAAAGAGCTCGTGCGTGCCGGTGGTGTCCCCGCTCGCATAGAGCCAGTCGCCGTTGTACGCGAGGAACAGGTCGCCCGCGCCCGGGGTGAGGCCCGCGGGGGCCACGTCCCAGACCCAGGTGAAGCCCGAGGTGCCGAGGCCGCCCTCGTTGGCCAGGTCCGATCCGCTGACTGCCTCGATGCAGCGGATCGTCGCCCCGCTGGCGTGCCCGCTCGCCGCTCCGATCAGGAAGCACTGCTCGCCGTTGCTGTACAGGCGGCGGACGGCGGCGTTGTGGTTGTACGGACCCCACTCGGCCGCGCCGGTGTTGGCGACCAGGCTGTAGGCGTTGTTGCCCGAGGAGCACAGCACGCGCTGACCGTCGCAGTGGAGCGGGCGGTAGGCGACCGCGACGTTCCACTCCTGCGAGAGGTCCGACAGCAGGTAGGACCGGACGAAGGTCGCGGCGTCGCTGTAGATGACCCGCACGCCGTCGGTGCATCGGATCGTACCGGTCGTGCCGGTCGTGATGGTGCCGACCAGGGTCATGTCGCTGGTCTTCAGGATGTAGATCGCGGTCCCGGTCGTGTCCTGCGTGATCACGTACTGGCCGGTCGTCAGGACCGCGGTGCGCCCGCTGGTGTTGAACGCCTTTGCGGTGGCTGGCGCTACCGTCGTGTCCAGCGTCGGGATCTGCGCCTGCTGCCCGTCGGCCATGCGGTTCGCGGCGTCGTGGCACGACAGGAACAGCAGATCGCGGTGACCGAGTAGGTAGTTCAGTTCGGCGTTCGTCATGATCGCGCCACCCATGAAGCCGGGCGACTCGATGCCGAGCGCGGGCTGCTGGATGTCGGACGCGACCGCGTCGTAGGCGAAGGAAATCTCGGAGCCAGCCATGGATCAAACCTCTCGGGCAATGCGGCCGAGCCCGACCCCGGAGGGGCCGAAGTCAGCGAAGGGGGACGGGGCGAGCCCGCTGGGATCGGCGACGCCGTCGAAGCCCACAGGGGCCTCCACGATGCGCGCGTAGACCCCGGCAGGGCTCCCGCTCTGGAACATGCGCCGGACCTCGGCGCGGCGCGTCTCGCGCATCAGCGACGGGCGCAGGGCGTAGATCGTGAACGCAGCGGGGAACAGGTCCCGATACCAGACCTTGATCGGGTCCATGGTGTGCTGCGCCATCAGGATCATCTCGTCGGGGTGGCCCTGGCCGATGTTGTGGATCACCCGGGCCGCGATGAAGCCCCGGTACTCGGCGTCGCTGAAGTCGAGCCGCTGCTGGCCGACGATCTCGCCCCACTGGTCGAGGCTCTTGCCGGTGGCCAGGCCGAACGCGGTCCCGGTCAGGACCTCCCAGCCGAGGTCCTCCATGACCTGGAGCCCGCCCTCGGAGAGCCCGCGGATCAGCGCCTGAAAGTTCGGCTTGTTGCGAAACTGCGAGTAGAGCCGCCCCAGCGCGGTGTCGTTGCGGGACGGGTTGTAGACGTATGGCCAGTCGCTCATGCCCGCAGCCTATCCGATCGTGGGTGATCGTCTGCTTGCACTTCCTGTTGGACCTGCTACTATGACGGGGTAGCGAGACACCGACCAACCGGAGCCGACCATGACCATGACCACCAAGATCCACGCCCTCTCCACCGTCGCTCACTCGATGGGCACCGACCTTACCTCCATGCGGGCGGACGGTCGCCGCCTGTTCTGGTGCGCCTGCACCGGCGGCGAGCATAGGGTTCGCGAGGTCAACACCTCAAGCGCGTGGTCGGTTGACCTCGTGACCGGCTCGGTGCGGGTGCTGTCGTGAGGCCGCCCGCCTTTGGCGTCCGTCCGAGCGTTGGCGCCTGGGTCGGCGTTGAGTTGGCCGAGGGTTCGGAGGTCGCAGTCTTGACGGCGCGTCACCGTAGTCCTGCCGCTGCCAGGCGTGCGCTGCGGCGAGTGTTGGGCGGCTATGTGGAAGGCGGCATCTTGGCGGCTGTTCCAAGGTCGCTGCCCGTTGTGGCTTACCCGTGAATGTGGCGCTTGCCAACGGGAGCATCAGCGCCGGACTACGCGCCAGGCTTCGCACGCTTGCTCGCGCAGCCCGCCGGTGTGGGTGGGAGATCCTGGATGTCGATATCGACGTGGCGAGTCGCCACGTAAGCATAGACCTCATCCGAGGCCCGCTGAATGCACCAGATCGGAGGCTGGTTATCCGTGGAACGTGGGACCTGGCGCACCTGGAGCGCTTCACCTACAACCGCGGCCACGAGCCCAGGGGGCGACGTGGTGATCGCTACATGGCCGCGACTTGCACCCCCGTCTTCCTGGGGCGTCAAAGTGGGCACTTGCGCGATGTCTTGGGACTGCTCGGCCGCTACATCGAGGACAATCAGGCGACGGTGATCGTACCCGCCGTCGCCACAGCGGTCGCGTCCACCGCGGTGTCGGTCGCGGGGACCAGGGTCACGCCGACCACGCCGTCCACGCCGCCGATCGCGGTCTGAAGCGCCAGCACGCGCAGGTCCTCGCCCACGCCGAGCCCGGTGAACACGCCGGTGATCGCCGCCTCGACTGCGGCGGACACGTCCGCGAGGACGTACCCGGTGGCCAGCACGACCGTCGCGGTGACGTTGACCGGGGTCGCCGTCGCCCAATCCCAGCGCACGGTGCGCGAGGACCCTGCAACGTCGGTGACCGTCTTCTCGACATCGGTCCCCATCTGCTTGATCCCCGCGGTCGCGCCCGTGTAGAGCGTCTGCGCGACGGTGTCCTGCTGCGCCGAGGTCAGCGTCGAGGGGTAGATCACGACCGCGATGCTGTTGGGCTCCAGGAGCTTCCCTTCGATGGTCTCTGGGACCCGGCTCGCGTTCTGGAGCACGATGCAGGCGAGCACGCCCTCGACGGCCAGCACCGCAGAGCGGATGGCGCCGGGGCTGTTCTTGCCGGGCTTCTGCAACTCGGTCGCGATGCGCCCGCGCAAGGCCGCGTCGGTCTCCTCGTCGCGCCCAGGGGTCGCGGCTGCGGCGTTGCTGACGGTGCTCCAGCCGGTGCGCGTGGTCACGATCTTGTCGATGGCGGCTGCGTCCGCGGTGATGGACCCAGCGTCGACGCAGGTGACGACGACGGTGTCCGAGCCCGCGCCGGTGAAGGTCTTGGACTCGCTGATCTCCCAGCGCTGGCGGTCGTCGGCCCCGCCGCCCTCGACTAAGTCGCCCTGGTGGATGACCGTCGCCTCGGTCACGGTCAGCGTGACGGTCGCCGAGGACTTCGACGCAGCCAGGCGGGTCACGCCGACCAGGGCTGCGAGCCCGTCGAGCGGGACGCCCACGGCGTTGCTCCGGTCGCGCTGGTCGTAGGTCGCCTGCTGCGTGTCGGACAGGTCGCCAAGCTCAGCGGCGAGCGCAGCGACGAGGGACGACGTGACCACGTCGCTGGTCCAGTCGATGGTCACGCCGAGCGCCGTCTCGATGCGCGACCGCATGGACGCGACGAAGTCCGCGGTGCGAGGGACAGCCAGGCCGGTCGAGGTCAGGTAGGACGCCATGCGCGCAGCCTATCCGATCAGTGGGCGATCGTTTGCTTGCATCCTGCGGCCATAGTGCTACTATGAGTGTGTAGCGAGACACCAACCGGGAGCCAACATGACCAGCGACCTCAACCCCATCTTCCACGTCAACACCATCAGCGCTGGACGCCGCAACACGCGGCAGTCGGTGCATGACCTTGTTCGCGCGGGCTTGGTTTGGACCGGGGCGCAACACAGCGCCCTCGCGTCTACCCCGACCCGGGCGATTCAGGCCCGCCTGGGGCGCTTGCCCGGTTGTGTGCCCCCCTCCATGTCCGAACGCACGCTCGCGGAGTGGCGCATCGTGCCTGGGGCGCACCCTCTCAGCCCTACAACGGAGCGATAGGCCCGCTTCGGCTGAACCAGTACCACTGCGGTGCCTGGTTCAGCGCGCGCCCGTCGCGGGGCTTCGTGCCGATCTCCAGTTCGCCCTCGTCGGTCAGCACCGTGACGGTGATCGCCAGCGTCTCGGTCGCCGCGGTGAAGGTCGCCTGGTAGTCCGAGATGGACTGCACGCCGCGCACGCCCAGGATCGTCGAGCGGATGCCCGCCGAGATGGACGACAACGGCGGCGGCTTGATCTGCATCCAGTCGAGCCAGGGCACGCCCTCGCGGGTGTCGAGCAGGTACTCGCCGACGTGCAGTTGCAGCGCGACCTGGATCCGCTGCCCGATCAGTTCGAGCCCGGTGATCAGGCGGGGCTGGAGGGGCCAGTCTCCATCGGTGGTCAGGCCCACGTCGGCATAGGTCGGCATGCGGGCAGTCTATCCCCTACGTGATCTCGCCGCCCGACGCGGTGATGTTGGTCGGCGCGTCGCCGGCGTCGTCGGTCCCGCCGAAGTCGCCCGCGCTGAACCCGACCTCGGCGTCGTCGAGCATGTCGCGGATCATCGCCTCGATCGCGTCGAAGATGGGCTCCGCGTTGGCGTCGAACTCGGCGCCGTCGAAGTCGCCCCCGTGCAGGGTGGCCATGGCGGCCTTGGCGGCTGCGCGCGCGATGTCGGCGTAGTGGTTGGTCGTGCCGTTGAGTGCCATGCCGCTACTCCGCTTTCACCCGCGTCGCTGCGAAGTCGCTCGACGTGGTGCTGGTTGGGTTGACCTGCGGGACCGCAGAGGGGGATGTGGGCGCGCCCAGGTTGCCCGTGTGGACGTGCGCGTTGAACACTGTCACCATGGCTTGGACCTGGGTGATCAGCGTGTTGAGCCGGGTGCTGGTCTTCTGCGCGAGGGCGACGAACTCCGACGCAGCTGACGACCCGAGGAGCACCGAGAGCCCCTCGACGACCAGCGCGGAGCCGTCCCGGCCAGACGACGGCACCGGGCCCGCGACCGCCACCGGGAGCACAACCGAGTCGCGCAGGTCGAAGCGCCGGAGGTCCTGCGGGGTCGCGTCGCTGCTGGGCTTGTCCAGGTACTCGTCGAGCGAGCGCTCCGCGACCAGCAGTAGGCACTCGTCGCCGACCGCCAGCGGGAACGTGAGCGCGTAGCCCGACGCCATCGGGAACATGACGGGGCGCGAGGCGATGGGGAGGTGCTGCTCCTGGACCACCTTGCCCGAGGCGTCCCGGTAGGCGTGGCGGATCGCGATCTGCACGGTCGCGCGCTGCGTGGCGTGGTCGTAGGCGGTGATGATCGCCGGGATCGCCGTGCGCACCCTGGCCACCTCGGACCGGGCGAGCGCCTTCGTAGCGCCGAACTCGTCGAGCGGGTCGGACATGGAGCCTCCGCGCGTAGGGTAGCCGCTTGCGTGGCTGGAGCGCACGCGCTACCGTTCCGGTGTAGCGAAGGAGCAGCATGAACCGCAGCGACACCGAGTCCGGCGCCGTCTTCTGGCCCCGCGACGACGAGAGCGCCGCCTACCGCCCGCGCTTGTGGCGCACCTGGGACGCCCCCAAGCCCCGGGTCGCCTTCGTCGGGCTCAACCCCAGCACCGCGACCGCGGACGCCCTGGACCCCACTGTGCGGCGCTGCGTGAACTACGCGAAGGCGTGGGGCTTCGGCGGAATGGAGATGCTCAACCTCTGGGCGATCCGCTCGACCGACCCGGCCGGCTTGTGGGCGGAACTCCGCGCTGGCGGCGACGCTGGAGCAGCCGCGCAGGACGACGGGATCCGCGAGGCGCTCTCGGAGCGCGTGACGCTGGTCGTGTTCGCCTCGGGGCCAGGGTCGAAGGGCAAGGCCGAGGACCGCAGGCGGCTCGGCGCGCGCCGGCGCGAGGTCTGGGAACTGGTCCACGCGGCTGGCGTCCAGGCGTCGGCGCTGGTGCTGACCTCGGACGGGTCGCCGGGGCACCCTCTGTACCTCAAGAAGACGCTCGTGCCGCGCGCGTGGAAGCCGGGGGAATCGGGCCTGGCGTTGCCGGTTCAGTTGCCTTGCAAGGCCGCCTGATCACCCGACCGGGTGCCCCTCCGCGATGACGTACCAGGGCGTCGCGTGGGTGTCGCCCTGGAAGCGCACGGTGTCCGCGATGTAGGTCCCCGACAGCCGCTCCGCTTCGACGGTGTAGCGGTTGCCGGGGCGCAGCTGCGGGACGATCAAGCCGGTCACCTCGACCCCGTTCGCCAACTTCGCCGGCTCGCCGATCAGGTTCCGCGTGCGGCTGCTGAACTGCACGATCGCCTCGGTCGTCGCGCCGCCCTGCTCGACCAGGACGAAGGCGCCGTCTCGGATCATCCAGTCCGACGAGGTCGAGTCGGCGAGTCGGTCCAGCAGGTCCCGGGCGGGCCCGTCGAAGTAGAACCCCTGCGTGAGGCTCGCCGTCAGGTCCGTCCGGACCGAGCCCCGAGGCAGGCCCAACTGGACCAGGGCCGCGTCGAGCACCTCCTGGAAGGTCACCGACGTGTCCCAATTCAGCGAGACGCGCGCCTCGCGGTAGGTCTTGCCGCCGTCCTCGACCTCGATGGTCGTGACCCGGTCAGGCCCGCTCCGGCGCGTCACCACGCCGCCCGGGACCGGCGAACCCACGAAGATCGCGTGCGGGGCGTTGTAGCCGACCAGGAGCCGCACGGTCGTATCGTCGGCCTCCAGCATCCCGAGCGAGTCGCGCGAGAGGTTGTAGACCTCGATCCGGCCCGCGCTGGGCGTGCTGCCCCGGTGGTGCTCGACCATGAACCGGGTCCGCAGCCCCGAGACGGATCGGCCGACCTGGCCCGAGGGGCCGAACTGGATCGAAGCGGAGCGGCCGAAGGGCATGGGGCAGCCTATCCGATCGGGCTCAGGACACGTACAGCGTCTCGGTCTCCGACGCGGGCAACTCGTCGGTCGGGTAGAACATCAGGAACGTGGTCACACCGATGTCCTCGCGCCGGGGCTCCGCGTTGCCCCGCACGTAGATCACGCCCGCGAGCCCGGTGATGCCGTGGCTCTCGAAGGGGGCCCACGACGTGGTCAGGCGCACGCCCTGCACGATCGGCGTCCCGGTCGAGTCGCCGAGGTCCATGTACCAGGCGGCCAGCCGTTCGCGCCAGACGAAGCGCAGGGTGTACACGGCGTCGCCGAGCGTGACCGTGTAGGAGTGCTCGGGCAGGTCGGGGAAGGCGGGCAGGCGGGTCGGCATCAGATCCCCACTACCCTTGCGGCGACGCTTCGGTCGCGCGGGAGCGTGGCGCGCATGATTGCCTTGTCCTTTGCGGCAGCCTGGGCGTCGTCCACGACCTCGGCGCCTTGCTGCCCGAGGTTCTGCGCGGACGCAGCGCCCGGGACCGCCACAACGGCGACCGGGACCTCGACCGTGAGCACCGTCGCGAACTCGACCTGCTGGAGCACCATGTCGAAGACCAGCGCTCGGGTCTGGCCCTCGTCGTGCGCGTAGGACTGGATCAGCAGGTCGCGCTTGTCGCCGAGCTTCGAGCCCAGCAGGGTCACGGGGCGACCGATGCTCTCGTCCAGCCAGTCACGCGCAGCCTGGAGCCTGGCGGCCCCCACGAGGGGTACAGCGCCCGCGGCCGGCGTGTAGGGGGTCTCGGTCACCGCGAGGGTCACGAGCAGCGTGAGCGGCTGCCTGACGGCGTGGTCCACGACGCTGGAGCCGTCCTCGATCGGGTGCTGCGTCAACTGGACCACCGGCCGGTGCCCCACGCGCATCACGTTGCCGACCAAGGTCGCGCCGTCGTCTTGTCGGAAGAGGACCATCGCCATGTGCGCAGCCTATCCGATCGCGGGGCGATCACCTGCTTGCAGTCTCTCGCCGGGTCCGCTACTGTATCCGTGTAGCGAAGACAACCCCTTGAGTTCCGCCGGGACCTCTCCGTCCTGCAACTCCCCCCCCCCTTCGTTGACGGGGTTGGAGAGGCCCGGCCTTGCTCAGATTGCGGCGCCCGTGAGCGCGGCGCTGGTGCGGCGAGCCTTGGCCCGCGACTCACGCTGGAGCACCTGCTCCAACTGCGCCTCGTTCATGCCCCCGCCCCCGTTTACGGTGACGCTGTTGGTGTCCCCGCCGAAGGTGTTGGACGTGCTCGATGCGTTGTTGGTGGTGTTCGTCGCGCTGGTGATCGAGCGGACCAGGTTCGCGCCGGGGATCTGAGACGCGACCGCGCTGGAGAAGCCCCCGCCCAACCCGCCCGCGAGCAACTCGAAGCCGGGGCCCGACATGATCTGGTCCTGGAGTGCCGCGATCGCTGCCTTGACCCGGCCGATCGTCTTGCTGATCCGGTCGGCGTTGTCGTCGAGCCGCTCGAAGCCACCCGCCAGGGCATCCACCCCAGCGGTCGCCGACTCCACGATGAAGATCAGCCCGTCCAGCGCGGTCCCGACCTCGGGCACGGCGATGCCGGCCAGGTTGGCCAGCCCGTTGATCACCAACTGGAGCCCCGCCTGCACCAAGTCCACCAGCACAGCGCGCAGCGGCGCGGTCGACTCCCACAGATGCCCGAACGCCGCCGCGAGTTCTCCGGCCGCCTTGCGCAGGTCGCCCGCCTTGTCGGTCAGCCCGTCGAAGCCCTCGACTTGGCTCAGGAAGTGCCCGAGCACCGAGTCGCCGCCCCGGAGGAACACCATCACGTCCTGGACGGCGAGGGCGATCAGCGTGATGGCCGCCGCTGCGGCGGCGATGGCGGCCACGATCTCGGCTGCCCCGATGCTGCTGATCGCCGCCACGACCGGGAGCACGACCTCCAGGGCGACCGCCAGGGCCTCGGTCAGTTTGATCACCCACAGCGTGATCTGTGCGCCCGCGATCACGCCTGCGGCTGCGGTGAACGCCGCCCCGATGCCGAGCACGATGGGAGCCCAACCGCCGATGGTGTCCCGCACGACGCGGTCAGCCCCGACGACGACCCGCTGCACGAGGCGAATCCCAGCGACCACGCGGTCGGTCCACTTCTCGATCCGCTGCTGGATCAGGTCCCGGTTCGCGACGAACCACTCGCGGAAGCCCGTCAGCATCTCGGTCAACACCGGCATCAACTCGACGCCGATCGCGTTCTTGAGTCCGCCGACGGCGTCCTTCGCGTCTGCGAGGCGGTCGATGAACTCCTCGCCGGCCGCGGTCGCTTCCTGGTTGAACACGATCCCGAGTTCGCGCGCCTGGCGCCGCATCTCCTCGATGCCGGCGGCGCCCTGGTTCAGCAGCGGAAGCAACTTCGAGCCGCCCCGCCCGAAGATCTCCTGTGCAGCTGCCGTCCGCTTGTGCCCCTCCTCCAGGGTCAGCAGCCCGTCGGCGATGCGCTGGAAGGACTCCTCGGGGGCCAGGTCGACCAGGTCCGCCGCGGCAAGCCCGATGTCTCGGAGCGCGTCCGCCTGGGCCGTCGAGCCCTTCGACGCCTCGACGAGCGTCTGCGCCATCCGACGGAAGCCCGTCTCCAGGTCGCCCATCTCGGCGCCGGACAACTCCGCGGCCTTGGCGAGCTCCTGGAAGGGCTCGACCGCGAGCCCGAGGCGCTGCGCAGCCTTCGCCACGTCGTCGAACGTGGAGGCGGTCGTGAGGACCGTCGCGCCGATCGCGCCCATGGCGATCCCGATGCCGGCCGCGACCGTCTTGGCGACCCCGAGCACGTCGCCCATGGCCCCCTTGATATCGCCGAGGGCGCTGTCGAAGTTCTTGAGGCCCTTGTCGTCGACCTCGACGCCCAACTTGACGAGCAGTTCTCGGATCGTGTTGCGCTCAGCCACGGCTACTCCTGCGCCCGCTCCTCCTCAGCGATATCGAGCGCGTCGAGGGCGAGATGCGCCTCCAGCATATCCCCCAGGGTCCAATGGTCCCGGACCTCGACCAACGTGCAGGGCCAGCGCTGGTCGAGCACGGGCCGCAAGATCCACCAATTCACGCCCCCTCGGGCTGCCCGGTCGAAGGCGCGGCGGGTGCGAACGCTGAGCCCTCGATCCTCGTCTGACTGCTCGGTCAGTCCTTGGATGTACCGGGCAGCGGCAGAAAACGGTTGAGCCGGATCACGTTCCACAGCGCCTGGTAGAGCTCCATGTAGTTGCCGAGGTAGGCGGCGTCGAAGTCCAGGTCGTTGCTGAGCGCCTTGCCCGCGCGCATCGTGTTGGAGAGGGTGTCGCGGATCAGGCCGACCAACTCGGGCGAGGCCAGGGCCTTGGAGATGGTGTCGCCGAAGGCGGACAGGTCGCCCACGTCGCCGTCGCCGTCCATGGCGCCGATCAGGTCCATCGCGGGCGCCGCGGTGCGCATCCACGCCAGGGAGACAGGCATGCCCGTCAACGCCCCGTGCAGGACGACCTGGTACTTGACCGACTGCCCGCTGGCGTCGGGCACGGTGAACTCTCGTAGGTTCTGCTTGCTGTCCATTCTGGACCTCCTCGCTGTCGGGAGCATAGCGGACGGGACCCCAGAACGCACCAACGCCGCCCCAGGTTGCCCCAGGACGGCGTTTCAGGCCCTCGACCGCCCTGACGGGCGCGGAAGGCTCAGACGAACAGCAGGGAGCCGTGTGCGGCCTTGCTCTTGAACTGCGGCAGGGCGATGCGCCAGACCCGGTCGCCCGCCGTCTTGCCCTTGTCCATCGTGGGGGGCGAGATGAAGGTCGCGTACTGCGACGCGCCCGCGTCCCCGTTGACGGTGTCGAGCATCTGGAAGTTGAGCGGCGGGATGGCACCCACGCTGCGAGCGGTCCGCTGCGCGGCGTACAGGGTCCCGAGCAACTTGTTGGCCAGGCTCGTCTCTTTGACCGTGATGTTCGCGTATGCCAGCGTCGAGTTGAGGACGTTCGCGATGGATTGGCCGTCGGCGGTCTCCATCATCTCCACGTCGTCCTGGCTGTACTCGAACGCGATCACGCCGCCCTCGGCGCCGCCCGTGACGCGGACGGTGCCGACCATCAGGAAGACGAGATCGAGGTTGTAGGTCTTGAGGGGTGCAGCAGCCACGGGGGCCTCCTATCAGGCAGCGAGAGAGGTCTGGCTGGCGTAGACGTTGACGGTGAAGGTCCGGGCCCCGACTGCGAGCTTGGCGCGCACGGTGAAGCGCAGGCGCTCGGCCGCGATGTCCGCCGCGGTGATGGTCTCGGCGACCGCGGAGACCTCCTCGGGGTCCGGGTCGAAGTGGTTGGCGCCCTGGCCCTGGGCGAGCCGCCCGTTGAGGATGGCCAAGATCATCGCCTGGCCGCGCCCGTCGATCGTGATCTTCTCGCCTCGGTTGGACGTGTCGACCACGGCGGCCGCGATATCCTCCTCGACCCGGGTGGCGAACCAGTCGGTCGTGACGATCTCGTAGAGCGCCCGGCCCACGATGTTCTTGCCGTCGTCGACGAAGTAGCCCTCGGTCGCGTAGGCGAGCCCGACGTTGGCGCCGTTGGTGAAGATGTACTGGCGCTCGGTCTCGGAGATGTCGGTCGTGAGGCTGTCGCCGCTCTTGACCCGCCCGTACCAGGGCGCGCTCTGGAAGTCCGGGTCGAAGGCACCGCGCGAGGCGGCCCAGCCCATGTCGTTCCAGTCGGCGTCGGTGTCGTGGTAGAGCCAGCCGGTGCGCTCGTAGGCGGCCGCGCTGCTGAACGCCGAGGGCTGGCCGGAGGTCTTCCAGTCGGCGTTGCTGGACTGGAAGATCCCGAGCATCTTCTTGTCGTTGGTCTCGATGGCGGCAGCGACCGCGATGGTGTCCGCGTCGGTCCGGCTCTCGTAGCAGACGATGTAGAAGTCGGGGTCGTGCGCGATGATCGCGGTCAGCGCCGCGGCCTCGGTCTCGGCGGGGCTGGACACGTCGTCGATGTACCCGACCTTCACCTTGGACGGGCTCGGCGACTGCGCGAACATCCGGGTGACCATGGCCAGCGTGTTCGCGTGGATGTAGCCGGCCGTGTTCGCCGCGGTCGCCTCGGAGAGCGACGAGTAGGTCGCCGTGCGCTGGCCGTTGAGGCTGTTGTTCGACAGCGCCACGATGATCATGGGCGTCGTGAAGGAAGCCCGGGGGACCGCCAGCGCCGACAGGAAGATCGTGACCGTGATGTTTGCGTCGTGGGTGAGCGCCATGCGTCAGCCTCTCAGGGGTAGGTCGAGGTGTTGACGAGGGCGTCGGGATCGACCTCGTCGAGAGGGAGCACCTGGGTGGTGATCGTCGTGACAGCCGTCGCGAGGGCCGTCTGCGTCTCCGCGTCGGGCTGGGTGCTGTGGATGTACTCGATCTCCACGTCCTGGCTCCATCGGGGCTCAAAGCCGGTGTCGAGCAGCTGCGCGATGTTCCTGCGACCGCCGCCCGCGCGGATAGTAACCCCTTGCGCCGTCAAGAGCGCAAGGCTGGCGGGGCTGCCCAGCAGCATGAACGCGCGCTCCATCCACTCGCCCGCGTCCGTGCCGTAGCCCTGGAGGCTGATCGTCATGCGCCGGAACTGCTTGTAGTAGACGATGGGGTCCGCGCCCGAGAGGCTGTTGCACTCCTGCCGGTCGCCGACTCCGACGTTCGCGAGTTCGCGCACCGTGACGTAGGCAGCCGAGGAGCGCGGCGCGTCTCCGGTCGGCTCGGCCATGCGCACCTGGGCGTCAGCCAGGCCCGCGGCGTCGCCCATCGCCTTGAACCAGACCCGGAAGCCCTGGATCGCCTGCTCGCTGGTCGACGCCATCAGGGGGCCTCCTGGACCTTGGTCACCAGCGCCTCGGAGCCCGGGATCAGGAACGACCCGTAGTCCTCGACCAGCGACACGTCGTAGGTCCCGGCGTAGAGCCCGGACGCGATCACGACTTGGTCTCCGCGCGACCCGCTGGACTGCGACGCCGTCTGGAGCGCGCCGGTGTCGACGAACACGCGCAGGGTGCTCCGGGTCCGGTAGCCCTCGGGGAGCCGCTGGAGGTCCTGCTGCCGGGCCGGCTGCACGTCGCACGCGACCGTGGTGTCCGTCGCGGCCCCATCGACCGGGCGCCCGTCGGTGCCGGTCGTCCCCGCAGCGTAGCGGCGGCGCGTGACGTTGTGCGTGGGGAACAGCGGCATGCCGCAACCGTACCCGATCGCCGGGCGATCGTCCCCTTGCACGGTGCGCCCATTGTGCTACTATGTGCTCGTAGCAAGGAGCCGAACATGAGGGACGCAGACACCCTGCCGCTGCTGGCCGCCCACCGTGGGCACGCCATCGCGGTCCACGCGCAGCGGGTCTTCCGCGAGACGCACGACGAGTGCAACTACGACGAGCAGCCGCTCGACCTGGCACTCCAGGCCGCCGTCGACTGGCAGGCGCGGTCGCTCGCTGCTGCGGTCGCCCGTGCGTCCCGGGGCGCGGCACCCAAGACGGCAGGCGCGGCGGTCCTCGGGGCGCGCGCGCTGCTGGCCTCGACCGTTGACGCCGGCATGTCCGGTATGTCGATCCGGATCGAGCGCATCGTCGGAGACCGCGCCGTGATCCTCGACACCATGGCCCACGAGTACCAGCGCTACAGCATCGAGGCGTGGGCCTGGTACGACCTGTGCGAGTGGGCCATGTGGGACCAGGCGCAGCGGGACAACTACGGCGACTGCGACAAGCCGCCGCCCCCGTTCCCGCGTCCCGAAGTCGGGGCGGCGTGATGGGCCGCGCGAACTGGTGGACGACCACGGGCCGCGCTGCGCTCGCCGCGCTGGAGATCAACCAAGCGCAGAACGCTATGGAGTTGCTCAGGCACTCGATCGCCTACGCCTGGGACATCGCGGGCCCCGCGCCCAGCGCCATCACGAAGGCGTCGGCGTGCCTGGAGGGCGGCGTGGTGATGGTCGACGGCGGCGCGTTGACGCTCAGCGAGCGGGCAGTCGACGACGCGATCGCGGAGTTGCGCCGGCTGGGTTGACCTCAGCCCGTCCTGATTTCGTAGTCGATGGACTGACGCAAGCGCCCATCCCTAATCAGCGGGTTGTCGGCCCCCTTGGCTCGGATCGTCGACTCCGCATTGGGCGGGTCGTCGAGTTGGCGCATGGTCTCTTGCACGTCGGCGACTGCGCCCAGGCCGATCCGGTTGAGGCCCACAGCCAGCGCCGGCAACCCGCCCCCGTCGACGACCTCTTCCAAGACCTCGGCGATCTGGTCCTCGTAGACTTCCTGCTTGCTGTCCACGGTGGAGCGCAGGAACGACCGCTCGGGGATCGTCCGGGTCCCGAACTCGTTGGCGGCAGCCACGACCGCGAGCGGCGTCCCGTCCGCGGAGTCGCCCGCGTCCCCCCGGATGCCGACGAAGATCCCCGTGTCGGGCAGGCCGAGCAACGCGGCGAGCAGTTGCCGGTAGCCCAGGTCGTTGTCGCGGATGGTCACGGCACCGCGGGCACGACCCGCATGACGACCTGCCGCTTGCGGAGCGCCAGGTAGAGCCGCCCGTACTTGGTCTCCATCAGCTGCGCCTCCTCGGCGGTCCCTGCGGACGAGACCGGAGAGGCGTAGGCGATGGCGCGCGAGCCCTCCCGCTTGGAGGACACGGGGCCTCCTGCGGTCGCGCTGGCGGCGCTTGCAGCGCTGGGGGATGCTGCGGCCGCGTCCGCCATCGTGAGCAGGTGCGCGGCGTAGTACGCCATCGCGGTCGCGTAGGTGCCGACCGACCAAGCCGACGCGGTGTGAACCCCGGTCGCGATCAGGATGAACTGGTCCAGCGTTGCCGTGGAGACGCCCGCCATCTCGGGCGCCAGGCTGATCAGCAGGTCGGTCGACGCCGACATCAGCTGAACAGTCCCTTGCCGCCGCCCTGGCTCGCCGAAAGCGTCTGGTCGTCGAACAGCGACTTGTTGCCAGGGTTCTCGCGGAGCAGCGCCCAGACCTCGGGGGTGACAGCGACGCTCGGCTGCGGGAGCGGACGACCGGCCTTGTCGACGCGGCCCGTGTCCAGGCTGGAGCCGATCATGACCTCGACGGTGTAGCCCTGCCCTGGAGCCGCCATCTGGCGCGCGTGCGCCATGTACGGCGCCTTCACGCCGTCCTTCGTGTAGGCGGTCTCGGGCAGGACCGCGGCGAGCGTGACCTGGGCCTCGGTGTTGTTGCGGATCTGGATCATGGTGCTGGGCCTCCTGTGCCCCGGAACACCCTACCGCGGCGCGAACAGCAGCGCCCAGAGCAAGTCCGCCCCCCTCGCTGTCATGGCGAGGAGGGCGGCGGGCTGCGACGAGCGACCATGTTGTAGCGAGGAGACCGAGCAGCCCGGCCTCCACACTGTAGCCGATCAGGAGGCCGCGGTCACCAACAGCAACAGGTTGTTGCCGGCGTCGCGCATCACGATGCCGCCCGTTGCCATCCACAGGTGGGTGACGTTGTCGTACCCGAAGGACTGCTGCGGGAGCACGTTGAGGCCGCCCATGGTCTCGTGGACCACGCTGTCGGCGTCGTCGTTGTAGAACAGGATCCCGTCGACCGCGGCCGAGGAGCCGATGCCCTTCATCTCGTAGGCGGTCTCGATGCGGCTGATCTCGGGGTGGTAGTCCAGGAACTTCTGCCCGATCGACTTGTCCGACGCGGTGCTGTACTCGGTCTGCATCAGGTAGTTGCGGACGCGGATCGAGGTCACCATCCGGTTCGGCCCGAAGACCCCACCGGACTGCTCCTGCGCGTAGTTGCTCGCGCTGTTGAGCGCGGCCAGCACGTTGGCGTTGCTCGCGGACCCGTCGAAGGCGACGGCCTCGACCTTCTTGGCGAGCCACGGGTAGGTCAGGACGCCGTAGTAGTCCTGCGCGGTGTCGCCGTTCCAGAGCTTGTCGTTCAGGAACTGGTCCATCGCCCGGCGAGCCGAGCGCATCTTGCGCTCCAACTCGTTGATCCCGGCCATGCGGGCGGACATCATCTGAAAGACGGACGTGCGGACCGAGGTCACGACGTAGCGCACGGGGAACGTCTGCTCCTTCTGCGCGTAGCCGGCCTGCTTGTTCTGGTCGGACGAGCCGCGATACCAGCCCGCCTCGCCGTTGTCCAGGAAGCGGCGCACGGTGTGCGTGCGGGCCCCGAGGGGGATGCCGGCGCCGGTGCGGAACATGCGGAAGGCGTTGAGCGGCTTGGCCTTCTCCTCCAGCACCTTGCGGTGGATGTAGTCCAGGTCGCGGGCCAGGACGGCGCCGCCTGCCGTGCTGAACGCGTCGGCGCGCTGGTCGTCCACGCGGATGCCGCCAGACTCGGCGATCTTGCGGGCCAGGTCGGGGCTGCGCTCCAACTCGCGATCGAAGACCGCGGCGTTGCGGGCCTGGACGTACTCGATCCACGCCTGCTGCGGGTCGACGCCGACGCCGGGGTCACTCGCGTCGGCGCGCATGCTGCCACCAGCGCGCAGCACCGCGTCGTTGAGCATGCCGTGGAGGCGGTCGCCGTGCTCCCAGGGGCGCGCCTCGAAGCGGCCGCCGGTGTTGTCGAGGTACAGGGCTCGGATGGTCATGGGGGGCTCCTGGGGGCCGGGCTGTCCCCGGCTTGAGGGGTTGGCGGCGAGCCCGGAGTGGGCCCGCCGCAAGGGTGGATCAGACGGACGCGACGGCGTTGGCGGCAGCCTTCAGGCCGGCCTGGCTCATCTGCAAGGCGCCGATGTTGTCAGTGCTGGTGCGGCCGGCGCGGATCCAACTCCAACCCGGGACCAGCAGGCGAGTGCTGGAGTCCGTGTTGTAGAAGTGCCCGTTGAGCGAGGCGCTGCCGTCCAACTCGATGTAGACCGACTGCCCGAAGGCGACGGTCTCCGAGGCGTCGGTCGCGACCCAGATCGGCTCGTCGTAGACGGCGATGCAGCCCGAGTTGGCCTTGTACGCGACAGCGGTCCCGCCGACGGTCTCGGTCTCCACGTCGTCCCGGCGCTCCGAGACGCCGACGAGCGAGCGCAGCAGGCTGGTCGCCGGGCTGGGCCCGGTCGTCAGGGTCTTGATCACGGCGGTCGTGCCGTTGTCGTCGGCCTTGATCGCGGCGTCGAACTCGAAGCCGGCGATCTCGGCGGTCAGGTTGATCTCGTCGCCCGCGCCCGCGTCAGCGGCGAGCACCGAGTTGGCCGGCAGCTGCGCGTTGAGGATGGCGACGATGGCGGCCGTGCTCGTGGGCTTGTCGGTCGCCAGCGTGTACGAGGTCTCGGCGATCACGGCGCCGCTGTGCTTGTCCAGGATGGAGATGTGGACCACGTCGCCCGCGTTGTAGGTGTAGTCCAACTGCATCACCTGAGCGGTGTACAGGCTGTCGAGCGCCTGGGCGCCGGGCTGCGCGTCCTCGCCCGCGGCGAACACGGTCGAGACGACACCGACACCGAAGGCGACGGTGGACGCCTCCGCGTTGGCGGTCGTGGTCGCGATGGACAGTTGCGCGTCGGCCTCGGTGAACGTGAACGACTCGCCGGGCCACCGGCTGGTCAGGATGCACTCGGTCGCGGTCGAGGTCGCGATGACCTGGCCACCGACCAGGGCCTCGGCGTTGACGGCGGCCGCAAGGCCAGCGGCGATCTCGGCGATCGTGGCGCTGGAGTCGGCCGTGTAGGACACGGTGAAGCCGTTGACGACGACGCTGTAGACCTTGTCGTTGGTCGCGCCGGACACGGTGCAGGTCATCACCTGCTTGGCCTGGCTCTGGCTGTTGATCAGTGAGAGGCGGCGGACGTGGTGGCTGTTGTTCACGATGTCGCCGGCCCGCGCCTCCAGGGGGCGGCCTCGAACGTCGCTGGCCTGCTGGGAGATGGTCATGGAAAGCTCCTGTTGGGCTGGACGCCCGGGGGGTCAGGGTGGATGGGTGCCGCTGGGCTCAGCCCTTGGCCTTCTGATCGTCGAAGACGCCGTTGTAGCCCTTGGTCCCGTCGACCGGGGAGTCGGCGCGGGTGTTCTTGTCGTCGTCGCCCTTGGGCGGGGTCTTCGGGATCTTGATCCCGCCCCAGCCGCCCGCGTCGCCGTCGGCGCGCTGCTTGGTCGGGTCGGGGAGCATGCTGTAAGCAGCCCGGATGAAGGTCTCGTCGTCAGCGGAGTCGGCGCGCAGATCCGGCTTGGCCTTGAGGACGATCGCCTTGCGCAGGTCCGCGCTCGACATCTTGGCCAGGGCCTCGTCGTCGCCGTCGACCTTGTAGAGCTCCGCCTTGGCCTCCAGGTCGGCGCGGTCGGCGTGCCACGCCATCAGGGCGTCGTGGTCCATGGCGTCGGCGCGCGCAGCGTCGCGGTCGGTCTCGGCCTTCACCTTGGCGGCGTCGGCCTCGTCGGCGCGGGTGGTCGCGGCGGTCAGGTCGGCCTCCAGGGAGTCGACCCGGTCGGCCTTGGCCTTGAGGTCCTTGACGCCTTCGAGCAGCGCGGCACCTGCGGCCGCCTCGTCGGCGTCGGCGCGGAGGGAGAGGCCCATGGTGGCGGCCAAGATCAGGAGGGACTGCATGGATATGCTCCGGGTGTCGGGCGGATCGCCCTCGGGGGTGACTTCTTCGGCCTCGTCGACGCGCAGTTGCAGGCTGGAGCCGCCCCGTGCCCGGTCGACGATGGCGATGTGATCGTAGCGCCGGTCGCGCTGGATTGCGTCGTACTCGCCATAGACGGCATGCACGCCGGGGGTGTTGTAGAGGCGCACCTGGTAGCCCGGGGACAACTGCCGCTTGCCCGCGCGCACGTCGCGGATCGCCTGGGCCTCGCGGATCACGACCTTGCCGCGGAGCGGCCCGGACTCCAGCGCGCGCACGTTGGACACGTCGCCGACCTGTAGCCGCTGGACGTTGTCCTTCGTGACGGGCCGGTCTGCCGGCTCGGGGTGCCCATTGGTCGCCGGCTTGTGCTCCATGCTGGCGACGCTGGCGGGGTCGGCCAGGTCCTCGGGGAGCACCAGTTCGCGGCGCATCGAACCATCGGCGCGACGGTAGAGCAGGATGCCGGGGCGCGCCATGTCGCCTTCGAGCACCAAGTAGCCCTCGGGCGTGACCACGGGTTCGCCGAGCGGCTCCATGCGGTCGAAGCGCCACTCCTCGGCGCCTTCATCGGCCTCGTCGGCCCGGTACTGGCTGCCCTGCTGGGTCATCGCCACCTCTTGACGCCACAAGAGATACCACCGGTGAAAGGGGCGGGCAATGGGCAGCGGGGCGATCGTGGGCTTGACAGGCGCCGGATTCCCTTGATCACCGAACAGGCGTAGCCGTGCAGCGGCAGAGGATCGGCTGCCCCGGGATCCCCTCCGTGGGGTGCCCCTGCGGGTAGTCGAAGACCTCGCCGTCGATCTCCTCGTGCAGCGGGCGCACGCGCTGGTCCCCGCTGTCGCGCCACCGGAACCGGGTGAACCCCGCCGCCATCTGTCGGGTCCGCGTGATCTGCGCGTTGAGGTGCCCGACCTGGTCGCGACCGATCAGGTCCGCCTTGCGCCGCGCGATGGCGAAGCGCTCGTTGAGCACCTTGCCCAGGTCGCGGGTCAGGAGGCCCTCGGTCTCGGCGCGCACGACGGCGCGGGACAGGTCGTCGAGGATCCGCGCGTCCATGCCTTGGATCAGCGCGGCGTTCTCGCGAGCCCAGATCCGCAGCTGCGCCTGGGTGACGGCGCCGCGCTCGACCGACTGCCCGAGTTGTCGCGAGACGTTGCGCGCGTTGATCCGGTCGACCTGGTTGGCGATGCTGCCCATGCGGTCGGCGGACACCGGGAACACGGTCACGAGCCGGCCCCGGATGCGCTGCACCAGCGCCAGGAACTCGGCGACGAGTGACTGGTCAACGTCGCCTCGGATCGCGGTCTCCAGCAGGTCACCATGGACAGGCAGCACGGCGCGGCCGTCGTACCAGCGCTCGGCGCGCCAGGGGTCGACGGGCCAGTAGAGGGCCTCGGGGTCGAGGGCGTCCACCCGGTCCCGGTCGCGCTCGATGCCGGCCGACAGGATGGGCTCGGCCTGCTCCAGGATGATGCCCTTGAGCAGCGCCACGCGGCGCCGCAGCATGGCGGCATACACGCGCTCGGCGGCCATGGGCCAGGGGCCGGCTCGCCGGAGGGACTGCGACATCAGTCCGCCAGACTGAGGCCCCGAGCCTCCATCGCGGCGACCAACTGCTCCAGGGTCGCGGGGCCCATGCCGGCGCGGGCGGCGATCTCGGCCTTGCTGTCGCCGTCGAGCAGCATCAGGTCGGCGATCTGGTTGTCGTCGAGCCAGCGCTGGAGTCGGGGCGGGATGGCGTCAGCCTCGGGCGGGTCAGGGAAGGTCAGCGCGTTCTCGGCGGGCAGGTTCCCATCGGGGTCGAGCAGGTCGCGCGCGTCCTCGGCCTTGAGGTCGTCGCGCACGATGCGGTCCAGCGTCTCGCGGGGCAGGTCCAGGTCGTCGAGGCCCCAGCCCAGGTCGACCAGCGCGTTGACGTGCTCCTCGGTCAGCGAGATCGGCACCTCGGTGCGCGCGTCGTCGTTGTCGCCGCCCTCGACCAGCGCCAGGTCGGGCCCCTCGCGCTCGGCCGCCATGGCGTCGGAGACGATCGTGTCCATGATGCGGTCGGACCGACGGAAGGCAAGCCCACGCGCCAGCACCAGCACCGTCTCGGGGTTGTCCCGCACGGCGGGGTTGGACCTGAACGCGTCCTTGGCGACCCGGCGCGCGTCGGCGAGGTCCTGCGCCAGGTGCTCCAGGTGGGCGGGGTCAAGCGCCCAGAACAGCAGCGCAGACAGGGCGGCCGGCGTCAGTAGCGACTTGCTCAGCCCGAAGTTCTCAGCCCAAAGCCGCTGCGCGACCCGCGCGGCCTCGTCGATCAGGTCGATGTCGTCAGAACGGTCGAGCATAGTCGCCTCCTCGCGTGGTGCAGCGTAGCGACCGCAGACGTAGCACGTCAACGCGCACAGGGGCGCTACTCCTCGCCCGGGTCATCGTCGCCCGGGGCGGGGTCGTTGCCCTCGACCAGCGCCCGCGCGAGTTCCTCCTCCAGGCGCAGGACCTCCGACGCCTCGCGGGCGTCGCGCTCCTCGGCGGCGGCGGCAGCGTCGTAGGGCTGCATGTCCGGGCTGTAGCCGGTCGCGGTGAAGCGGCTTTGGCCGACGTGGTCGGGGGTGACCACCTGCTTGTCGATGTAGATCCCGTCGGTCTCGGCAACGGTCTTCCGCAGCGCGGCCTTCTGCGTCTCGGTCATCTCGTCGAGCGGGTTGAACTCCAGCACCCAGCCCTCGGGCGCGCTGCCCTCGAAGGGGCCCGCCTGCGCGGCGAAGATCAGCGAGTAGATGCGCTCCAGCGGCTCGCGGAGGTCCTCGTCCTGGATCGCCGAGATCACCATCGCCCACCAGGACCGGCCTGCGTTGTCGTCGGTCGAGAGCCCGCCCGGGGACGCCCCGAACAGGCTCGTGATGGGGCGCCCGGTCACAGCTGCGAGCGACGCCTGGGTCGCGGCGTCCATCGAGTCGAAGCCCGACGCGCTCGACTCCATGTGCTGGTACTCGTCGTCCTTGCCGAGCACGACCATGCGGATCGCCGAGAGCCCCTTGGCGATGACCCCCAAGCGGGTGTTCAGCGCGGCGGCCGCGTCGCTGGTCGCCTTCGCGTCGAGCCCGGCGACCTTGACCACGTCGCGGGTCATCTGCTGCGACTGGATGGCGACGCCCTGGTCGAAGCCCGTCCGGTTGCGCACCTGGTCGTAGATCGCCTGGATCTTGCTGTCGGCGACGCACCTGTTCCGCCACATCTCCGACGGCGGCAGGTTGGCGCCCTCGAACAGCACGCAGCGCGAGGCGTGGACGATGGTGCCGGACATGGTCAAGGACCCGGTCGGGCTGATCGTGTAGGTCTTGGCGCCGCGGAACGTGGGGGACGCGATGTCGTCGTCGACCTCGTAGACCTCGAACTCGCGCCGGTCGAGCACGACCAGGTTGACCAGGCGCCCGACCTTGTCGTCCTCCAAGGGCTTCGAGAGGTCCTGCCCACCCTCGACCATGTCGGCGGTCACCAGCACGATCAGGGACGCGCCGTACAGCCCCGCCCAGGTCATCGCCCACTTGCACCGGTTGCGGACGCACAGGCGCTTCTCCTCCTCGGCGAGCCCCTCCACGGCGAGAGCGTCCACGGTCAGCGACCAGCCCTTGCGGGTCGCGTCGTTGGGGACCGCGCCGATGATCTCGCGGACGTACCCGTTGAAGCGCCACAGGGCGGTCAGCTGGGCGTCGCTCAACTTGACGCGGGCCGTGTCGGGCAGCGCAGCGGCGCCCTTGTCGATCGAGGTCCCGATGCCGCTCAGGGCGTTGGTGATCGAGTCGGCGCGCATGTGGATCGGGAGGGCCGGTGCTTCGTCGACACGGGCGAGGCTCGTCTCGTCGCTCGGCGCGGGGTCTGCGACGGGGTGAGAGAACCACGAGCGCAAGGTCGTCATCATGGACACGGCGGCCCTCCTGCTGCTCGGCAGGATAGGCGGCCCTGCTCAGGCGGGCAACGCTGGGTCAGAACAGGGAGGGCTGCGCACCCTTGGAGATCGCGAGAGTCGCCAGCCCATCGGCCAGCGTGGGGGCCACGTCTTCGAACCCGGCGCAGTACACGTCGGCGCGGGGGGTGGAGAGGACAGGCGTCACGACGCCGCCCGGATGTGCTTGAGGCCGACAACCCGGAGCATCGCCCCCGCAGGGGCGCCCGGGGCGCGGTAGTGCGCGTCGGCGACGTTGACGGCGGCGGGCGTGCCCACGATGGCGAACCGCTCGACAGTGACGATCGTCCCGTCGGGCAGGATGGCTCGCCGGCCCGCGGCGATGATGGCTTCCGCCTTGGCGGTGGCTTCGAGGAAGGTCACGCGGCACCTCGGGTCTGGACGGGCCGGCGGCTGGTGCAACTGCCGAACAGGTGGACTTGCGCCCAGATTCCTGGCGGTCGTCTGGCGGCTTGCTGGCTCATCACTCCTCCTCGGCGGTAGTCGGCGTCTCGCGGCCCATCCACCAGCCATCAGCCCAGGCAACCACGGCCACGGGCGCCGGGTCGCACATGTGGGTCGCGGTCAGCGCCCTCCAGCCAGAGGCCCGAAGCCGCTCGCATCGGTCGCGGTACCCCTGGATGGTGTCGCCTGTGAGGTGCCCAGGCCCGATGGACGCGATCGGCCAGGACGCGCCGCCGCATGGCTGCGTCTCCTGGTCTGCGGGCCAATCCCACAGGGCCTTTTCGGCGCTCTTGTCGTAGCAGGCGAGCAGGAGCCAATCGTGCGCGTCGGCAGCACGGCAGGCGCGGAGCCAGTGCAGCACGTCGGAGTGGACCGACACCTCCACGCCGAGATGTAGCCATTCGTCGATGGCTGGCAGCCAGTCGGAGTAGCGGCGGGTGAGCACGCAGACCAAGAAGCGGTCGCCGGGGTCGAAGGGGCTGGCGGACCAGTCAATCATGGCTCGTCTCCTCCTGGGTCACGCTCGTCCGCGAGGTCCCGGAGTCGGCGGTACTCGGCCACCGTCAGCACCACCACGTCCTGGTGCTCAAGGGTGCCCACCTCGTACAGCGCAGCACGGTCACCGGTCAGCAGCACGCCCTCGGGGCCGGCCTCCCTGACGGTCAGGGTGCGGCGTGTGGGGTCGGGGGTCACGGTGCCCCCATGCGCAGCGCCAGCGTGACGCGGTTGGGCGGGATCTCCAACAGGTCCACCAACTCCTGAAGTTCGTGAGCCAGCGGTGGGGTGGTCCCGCTCTCCAGGTGCTTCCTTCGTCTTCCTGGCCATGCCGGCTCCTTGCTACGCCTGCACTGTAGCCCCCGCGCGCAGCGGGCGCAAGCCTACAGCCCGAGCGCGGCCGAGATCGCGGCGGTCGTCGCCTCGACGGTCGTGGTCGTCTTCTGCGTCCAGCGGCAGTGCAACTGCGAGGCGGCGTCGACCTTGTCATTCGGTTTGCCGGGGAACTCCAGGTGCTCGTCGAGCCAGGACTTGACCCAGGCGGCGGCGGTCTGGTGATCGTCGGCGGGGATGTAGACGAACCCGGCCTCGGCGACGCTCTCGGTGTACGCGGCGCGGGCCTCCTTTCCGCCGACCGAGCCGGGGCGGAAGTCCACGACGGGGATCCCCCGCTGCCGCGCAGCGTCCGCCAGCGCGAAGCCGTTGGAGGCCGCCTCGATGATCACCTCAGACACGCCGAACGGGGCCCACTGGTTCCACAGGGCGGCGAGCTCCATGTCCTGCTGCGGGCTGCGCCACTGCCCGCCGATGGAGTCGAGCAGCACGCGCTTGCCGCCCTTCATCATCCCCCACACCTGCATGCTGGTGTAGTCGGCAGTCTCCTTGTCGGACGCGGCGCAGTCGACCGTGATCGCGAGCCGGTGGCACAGGTTGGCCATGGCTGCCGGCGAGGCGTTGTAGCGCTTGAACCAGCCGCGCTTGAACCGCTTTCCCTGCGCGGGGCGCGGCCACTGCTGGCCCTGGGCGTGCCAGGCCCGGCCCCACCGTTTGCGCATGATCGCGACCTCGGCCGGGCCCCACCGGGCCGGCATCAGCAACTCGCCCTTCACGGTGCGCGGGTCGCCCGGGTAGCGGTGCGGGTGCTCCGGGTCGAACTCCATGGGCAGCACGATCGCCTGTCCGCCCAGGGTGTTGTCGGTCCACTCGGGGCGCTTCAGGAACTCGCCGGCCATGTCGTTCTGGTGGAGACGCTGCATGACCAGCACGCGCGCCGAGGTCTTCGGGTCGTTGAGCCGGGAGTCCAGCGTCTCGTCGAAGGTCTGCACGCCGGCGCGCATCATCCGCTCTTGGACCTGGAGCGAGTGCTTGACCACCTGCGAGGCGTCGTAGGGGTCATCGACGAGCAGTTGGTCCCCGCGCTTGCCGGTGATGGCGGCGCGGATGCCGATGCACTGGCGCGCGCCCTGGAGCGTGTTGCCCCAGTTGGTCACAGCTGCGCGGTCCAGGACGAGCCCCCACGGGCGGCCACCGGTGCGGTCTGCCCACGACGCGCGGCGCGTCTCGATGCCGTAGGCGAGCAGCGCTCGGTACAGCCGGGACTGCACGATGTCGCGGGTCTTGCGGCTGGCCTCCTTGGCCAGGTCCACGGTGTTGGACACGCACAGGGTGCGCAGGCTCGGGTTGTGGAGCATCTGCCACGCCTGCCACATGACCGAGACGATCAGGGTCTTCATGGACCCGGGCGGGATGCAGATCACGAGGCGCCGGATCTCGCCGCGGGTGACGCGCTCCAGTTCCTTGCAGACGGCTTCGACGTGCCAGGTCGGCACGAAGTCGCGGCCCGGTTCGACGACGCTCCAGAACACGCGCAGGAACCAGTAGAGCGAGCGCCACGCCATCTCCAGACGGGCGCGCGTCCGGACTGCTGCTCGCTGCTGGGCCGGAAGGCGGACGGTCACACCCGCAGGCTATCGCGCGGCCTCGGAAGCCGAGGGACTAGGCCCTCTGTGATGGGTGCCGACGCGGGTGACCTTGAGGTCACGCCTCCGCCGAACGGGGTCCGTGTTTCGGGCTTCGGCCACACTCCAGGCAGCCACGACGAAGCGTTGGTACTCGCCCAAACGGGCATTGTCCTGCCGCTCGACCAAGTAGATGGATCGGCTCGTGCTCATGCGTTGCTCCTGCTACCCGCTAACGGTAGCGCACTACGCCAGGAACATCAAGAGCACGATCCGGCGCCCGGCGTGCGGCGGGACCGCGTGCGGCTCCCGCGTGCCCATGACGACGGCGGCCAGGTGGTGCTCGGCGGCGCTGACCTCCCACCCCTCCCCCACAATCGACGGGCCCGCCTGCTCGAGCTCGCCCGGGGCGGTCAGCAGCACCGAGACGGACCGCCGGACCCAGGGCATGTGCGGCCCCGCGTCGTGGTGCAGGGCGTGCCCTGCGGGCTTGTGCTCGACCCGGGCGTAGGACGGGGACACCGGGGCGGGTTCGCCCAGCAACGCCAGCAGGCGGCGCACAGGGCCCGCCACGAGCGGCCGGGTGAGCATCGCCGGGCCGACTACCGTCGAGAGGGCCCCAGCGTCGTAGGCGGCGACCAGGCCCGCGGCCTCGGCGGCGGTCAGGACGCCCGGGAGGAGGGTCACCCGTCGTCGCCCGACTCGATCAGCCGGATCACCTCGTCGGCCTCCCACTCGCTCAGGTCGATCACGACACGCGCGTCCGCGGTCTCCCCAGAGGGGTCGGGCGTCGTCGCGGGGTCGACGTGGACCTGCACGGGCTGCCGGCCCCAATCCTCCTTGAAGCGGCGCTCCAGCAGGAAGGCAGCTGCGCGCCAGTCGCCCCCGACCCGGACCTTGCGCAGCACCGGGTCGCCGTTCTCGTCGTAGCGCTCGACCACGTCGTAGGTCCCGCCCTGGGACGCCTTGTCGATGGTGATCACCCGGGCGGCCTCGCCCATGTGCCGGGCCCGGACCAGGCGGCGGAAGACCGCGAGGTAAAACACGTCGAACTCGTCCAGCGGCTCGCCGCGGTCCCGCTTGGCCTGCGCCAACTCGCCCGCCTTGAGCGCGCGGTAGAGGCTGGACCGGCTGATCCCCGAGAGGGCGGCCACGCCCGCGTAGGACGTGCAGAGCCGCATGTACTTCTCGGCCGACTCCAGCGCGCCGGGGATCGCAATGTCGGGGATCCGCCCGCGATCACCGGGCCATGCTGGGAGGGTCTCGGACACGAGCCGATCGTAGCCCGCCCTGATCGGCGGCGTCTACGTCTTGCGCGGGATCAGCACCCAATCGAGTTCCGTGCCCGACAGGGTGAGGCCGGTCCGAGACGCGGTCGAGCCGATGCCGAAGGACCCGTGCAGGGCGCCTCCGGCGTCCAGACGCCCGGGGGCGTGCAGGAATCGGATGGCCACCGGCATCAGGCCGGCTCCAGGTCCGTGATCAGGTAGCTGCCGCTGTACTCGATGCTCCCCGCACCGCCGCCCGTGCTGCCGCCATGTCGGACCCACACGGCCAGGTAGATTGACGCTCCCGGGTCGGTGTCCACAGACCCGGTAGCCGTCGCGACCTCCACCGGAGACGCCCCGCTCATGTCCAGGTAGGTCGCCGCCCAGCGGCAGACCTTGCCGTTGCCATCCACCGACACCGTGAACCTCACAGCGTCTGCGTCCGCCGTTGTGGTCGCGCCCAGGGTGGTGCCCGTCAGCGTCAGCCGCTCCTGGCTCGAGGCGGTCTCCGAGATGCCCGCCGCGCCGTTCGCGCTTCCCCCCGCACTCAGCCCGACCATCAACCCACACCGGTCGACGGCGCCGGCGTTGGTCCGCTCCAGCCACACGTCCAGGTGCTTGCCAGGCGCGACCTCGGGCGCGGTCGCATCGCCGCCGAGCCGGGTGAGCTTGGCGTAGGTGTCCGCGGCGAGGTCGGCGACCGCGATGCTGTCGGAGTCGACCGCGGTCACCAGGCTGGCCACGCTGCCGTCGGTGACGGTCCAGCTGGTCAGGTCCAGGGTGGTGCGGGTGAGTCCACCACCAGAGGCGGCCACAGGCTGGGCCCTGGACTTGGTCGGCATCGGCATCAGCGCGCCTGCGATGCGTCGATCAGTTCGACCCGCACGTCCACGGTCCCCGCCTGCGCGGCGATCAAGAACTGCCAGGGCTGCGAGGTCGGCTTCTGCGCGCCGCCGTGGAACGTCGGGTAGTCGACCGTGCTCCAGCCGGCTTCGAGCCAAAGTTTGTGGGTGATCCCGCTGGCTGCATCACCGTCGGCGACGCCCTCCTCGGAGTCGGGCACGGCGGCCGTCTTCGGGGTGCCGCCCTGCGGGTACGCGAGCCAGGCCGCGGCGTTGACGTAGACCCGGGCCGTCGCCCACTCGGGGATCGTGAAGCCCTGGAAGTCGGTGTCTACAGCGGCCTGAACGAAGGGCCACGGGGCCTTGACTGCGGTGGTCAGGTCGATCTGTGCCATGGGGTGCGCTCCGTCGTCGGTGCTCGCACCCTACCCCCGGGTCACCGGTAATGCACATCCACCGACGCGGCCCACGCGCTACCGTGGGGCTTCTGCGTGGGCTGGAAGTGCAGGTAGTCGCCGGGCAGCAGTTGCGCGTAGTCGGCGTCGAGCAGGGTGAAGCCGACCGTGTAGCCGTCGCTCTGCCCGCCTGCGATCGACACCGTCGCGATCCGGGTCATCGTGCCGTATGCGCTGCTCGCGCCGAAGGTCTGCCCTCGGTTGCGGAACACCTCGGCCTCCATCGTCCCGGTCGCGTGCGCCTCGTCCAGGTGCAGGTGGATGCTACTGATCTGCTTGGCGCTCTCGATGTAGACGCGCCCGAAGCTGGCGCCGGCCGCTGGGTCCACCGCAGGTCTGCCTTGACGGCGTCAGCCGACCACGGCTTGGCCAGCCCGTCGGCGATGTCGGGCCACCACCGGGGGTCAACGGCGAAGAACGGATCGCTCACCGGAGCATCCATGCACCGGGGGGAGCCTCGGCCGAGGTGAGCCCGAGGGCCCCGCGCAGGTCGGCCCCGTACAGGTTGGCCCCGGACAGGTCGGCCCCGCGCAGGTTGGCCCCGTACAGGTCGGCCCCGTACAGGTTGGCCCCGGACAGGTTGGCCCCGGACAGGTCGGCCCCGTACAGGTCGGCCCCGCGCAGGTTGGCCCCGGACAGGTCGGCCCCGTACAGGTCGGCCCCGTACAGGTTGGCCCCGGACAGGTCGGCCCCGGACAGGTCGGCCCCGCGCAGGTTGGCCCCGGACAGGTCGGCCTCGGACAGGTTGACCCAGCGCAGGTCGGCCCAGCGCAGGTTGGCCCGGGACCAGTTCTGTTTCGCCATGCTCCAGGCCGGGATGACCCCCAAACCACAAGCCCAGCCCAGCCAACGCGCCCCGCCAGCGGCGATCAGCCAGCGTTGGTGGTCTGCGGTCCAATCGCCGTCGAAGCCGTCAGGGAATGCGGCGTTGAACCATTCGAGGCCCTCTGCGCAGGCGTCGAGGGCTGTGAGGGTGTCTTCGGTGATCTTCACGGTGCCTCCGTCGGGGGGAGCCCGAGGGCCCCAGACAGGTCGGCCCCGGACAGGTCGGCCCCGGACAGGTCGGCCCAGCGCAGGTCGGCCCCGCGCAGGTCGGCCCCGTACAGGTCGGCCCCGCGCAGGTTGGCCCCGTACAGGTCGGCCCAGCGCAGGTTGGCCCAGCGCAGGTCGGCCCCGCGCAGGTCGGCCCCGTACAGGTCGGCCCCGGACAGGTTGGCCCCGCGCAGGTTGGCCCGGCGCAGGTCAGCCCGGGACCAGTTCTGTTTCGCCATGCTCCAGGCCGGGAGTACCCCCAAACCACAGGCCCAGCCCAGCCAACGCGCCCCGCCAGCGGCGATCAGCCAGCGTTGGTGGTCTGCGGTCCAATCGCCGTCGAAGCCGTCAGGAAACGCGGCGTTGAACCATTCGAGGCCCTCTGCGCAGGCGTCGAGGGCTGTGAGGGTGTCTTCGGTGATCTTCACGGTGCCTCCGTCGAGAATCTGGCCCATTTCAGGCTCCCTTGTCGGTGATCACGATGTTGCGGGCGACCCCGTTGTCCTTCACGAAGCGGACCGAGAGGCCCGCCTTGCGCAGCGCGAGGCCCACGCGGGCGATGGACGCCGGGCCGGGCCCCTTGGAGCCGCTCCAGTCGCGCAGGCCGACCCACAAGCGCAGAGCGCCCGTGCTCTTGCTGCTGGTCCAGTGGTCCGCGTACAGCGCCAACTCGGGGAAGGTGGCGGCGAGTGCTTCGCCGAGCACGTCGGCGTGAGAGACGCGCCAGGTGCCCACGCTGTCGCACCAGTCCGGGCGGGTCTCCGGCGTGCTGCTGGTGAAGATGCCGGCGAAGTTGAGGGCGGTGGCTGCGTTGGTCATGTCGTCTCCGGTGTCTCGCTACACCCATAAGGTAGCGCAGCACGACCGAGGACGCAAGAGACGATCACCCAGGCGATCGCACCCGGTTGCCGTAGAGCACCACGTCCCACCCCGCCGCGATCAGCGCTGGCGCGAGGTGCTCCAGGTGGCACGCGTGGGTCCGCTTGGGCGACCCGGGCCGGGCGCAGGCGCAGCACAGCGTGTCGCCGCCCTCGACGCGCCTGGGGCGGCGTGCGCCCTCGCGCTTGGCCTCGGAGAACAGCAGCACCCCGGGCTTGAGCGCCGCGGTGCGGAGCCCCTTGCGGTACTCGGCGAAGTAGCCCGCGTGCGACATGGTGCCGCGCCGGACCATGGAGAGCAGGTGCGCAGCTGGCGCGACCGCGAGGCACTGCCCGTCGCCGTGCTCCCATCGGCGGGGGTGGCGCATCGCGCACAGTCGCCGGCCCGAGCCCGCGTGCCCCTGCGTCCGGAGGCTGGACCAGTTGGTCAGGTACAGCACCGGGCGCGGCGGGGCGACGGGCTCGAACAGGTCGAGGCTCACGGCGAGTCCCGCTGGGCGTAGTGGCTCAGGTTCGACGTGGATGGGCAGTGCTCAGGGAGCCCGGTGGCGTAGGCGATCCCGCCCATGCGCTCGATGTTGTCCGAGCCCACCATGTAGTCGGACAGGCTGATGATGTCCGTGTGGCTGTTGGTCCGTGCCTGCTCAGTCAGCCACGCGAAGACGTGCCCGTGAGAGGCCACGTAGAAGTCCGCAGGCTTGAGGATGGCGGCCACCTCCGAGACCTGGACCGGGTCCATCAGCAGCCCACCCAGCAGCGCGCGCTCTGCCCCTACAGCCTTGGGCGCGCTCATGGCTCACCGCCGTCCACGAAAGGTCGAGGCGGCAGAACCCACTCCTCAGCCTTCTTCTTGGCGAGCATACCAAGCGGAGACATCTCCACGAGTTCAAGCACCTCGTCGGGTCGAGCCTTCATGGTGTTGTGGCTTTCCAGCCCGAACCACAAGTGCTCGCCGTCCTCGGACCACCTCATGTAGACGATCTGGTTGGCGAACGGTTCTCCACCCGCGACAGAAGACCAGACCCCGTAGCAGTACGGCACCACATCGCGGGCGGGAATCTTGACAGACTCAGGTTCAGCCATCATGGTCCCTTCTTGTCATGAGCAGGGCATCCCTGCTTGTGCAGTCCCGGTCGCGGTGCCTCGACACCGCAATAGGGGCAGTAAGACCACTTGTCGGGTCCGACCCAACCTTCCTCCACGAGCCGGGACCGGACGCCACCACGAGCCTTCTGTGCCTGTTCCATTCGAGGGGCGTACAGACCAGCCTCGGCGAGCGCCTTGGCCAGCCGCAAGCGGTCGGCGTCGGTGACGCGCAGGCCGGAGACGACCCCGAAGTCCTGCCAGAGGTCCCGAGCGGTCGCCCAGGCGCGCGGCGTGTTTTTGCGGGCCTCGTCCTCGTCGGCGGTCGCCGCCAGCAGGCAGCGCAGCGCGAAGGCGAACCCGTTGGGCTGGTCCAGGTCGACGCGCTCGCGCTCGGAGCCAGGCTTCGGCCGCAGTTGGCCGGTCCATTGGATGGCTCCAGCGTCGTCGGCCAGGCCGCTCGCGATGCCTTGCCGCGTAGGCGGCCCGACCCGGGCAAAGAACGGGGTCCCCAGGTCCGGCTTGACCGGGATGTGGGGGATGACTTCGATCCACTCGCGCATGCTGTCCTCTCGCTACGCCTGCACAGTAGCGCAACGGCGCGAGGGCTGCAAGCGGGCGATCACCCGGGCGCGTGCTGCGACTCGTCGACCGGGTGCCTCGGCGCACGCGAGGGGCGGCCCCGCTTGTGCTGGCGCTTCGCCTTGAGCTTCGCGGCCCGGCGCACGGCGCGGAAGTCGACCGGGTGCAGGTGCAGGTCGACCCGCCCGTCCGGGTGCGTGATCTCGACGTAGGAGCCCTGCCGGGCCCCGCCCTCGGCGCGGAGCACCTGGAGGCGCTTGCTCCCGACCTCCAGCCGGCCCATCACCGTCTCGACCAGGTCCGTGACTACGTGTGTCTGCGTCAGCATGCCGGCGCTACCTCCGGTCCCCTGTGGACGCCCGCCTCGACAGGAGCGAGGCAGGCGTCGGCCGCGAGGGGGCGCGACCGAGACCACCCCACCCCGCCCCATC